CGATCCGCGAACTCCCCGGCAACCACCTGATCCAGCCCGACGCAGCCAAGCGGCCCAAGGTAAGTTCGTTGGTGAATATGCTGACGAAGACTGAGGACTTTGCGGATGCTGCTTGGACAAAATTACAGGTTACTCCGTCTGGATCAAGGATAACCACTACAGCATCGTCCGGAAATAGAAACATACGCCAAGATATGGCTAACATTGTCCCAGGAAATATCATTTTTTCAGTGGAGTTCAAGCCAGGGACAGCCACGGATGTAAGCGTACGTTTTTTAGGCTCTGTTGATCTTAACGCGAGATTTAACTTAGCGACGGGGACCGTCATTGCTGGGCCAGGGACAATTAAGGCTACGACCGATGGTTATTATCTATGTACGGTATCTGGTGCAAATACAGCAACAAGCGCTGGTGCATACATTTACATAAATGATGTTGTTGTTGGAGCATATGCTGATATACGGAAGCCAGACTCCCGACCCGCTAACGCAGGCTCCCGGCTGCCACCGTACCAGAAGGTCAATACGATCACTGACTACGACCCCGTAGGCTTCCCTGTCCGCTTGCAGCAGAATCTCGCTGGCACTGCTTCCATGGTTACGGCAAGCACGATTGATTGCACAAACACCAATAAGATGACGGTGTTTGCTGGGGTAAGGAAGCTAAGTGATGCAAGCGCTCAATCACTAATTCAATTCGGGACGATTTCATTATCGCCAGGGTCGTTTGAATTATTAGCTAATAATGCTGGCGCGGTTCAGGCATACTCTGGTGGATCAACTCCTGCGTATGGCGTTCTTAGTATTGTTAGCAGTCCTAATTTCATAGCACCAACGTCATTTGTGGCAACAGTGAAGGCAAATATAGGTGCACCTTCGCTGTATTTCTCAATTAAAAATCAAGGCTACAGTCTTAGTGGAACGTCCGTACAGTCACAGGGTACTGGAAATTATGGCAATCGATCTATGTACATCGGTGCTAGGGCTGATGGTTCGCTTTCCTTTATAGGCTACATTTACCAATCGCTAGGCTGTGGCACACTACTCTCTGACTACGCAACGAAGCGCATAGAGCAATGGACCGCTTACAAAATGGGAATCACACTATGACCCAATACCTAACAGCCGATCATCTCCCTGCCCCGCAAACTGTCACTACTCCAGATATGATGGTCCACCCCACCGCGCTTGCAATCGAGCAGGGGCAGACTGCTTACCTTGCTACCCTTGGTATATTCCCGCATCAACACCCAGACGAGCCTGCCCCGCTTGGTATCGACTGGGAGCTTGTGAATGGAACCTATATCGGCACGCCAGCCGGTAATGAAGCAGATCGTGTGGCTGCACTAGCCGCGCAAGAAATGCTTCGCTTACGCAGGGATGTTTGGCCGCAACAGTATAAGCAGCGTCGGGTTCGTGAAGCTAACGATGTGCTTGCTGATCCTGACTCAACTCCCAATCAGCGTATCGAAGCGCTGCAAACCCTTAATACCCTTTAGGAGAGTGCTATGGCTACCATGACATTCATTGATGAGAAGAGCAAAGAAGGAGCTGACACCTTGAAGTATAAGGATATGATCAAGGATGGACTTGCTGGATTGCGTAAGCAGGAAGGAACGCGTGCACATTCGGCAGCAACAACAGTGGGGCCAATGAAGGTTATTTTTGGTATCAGTAATAGCGAACTTACTGAGCAGAATACCAATCTCAATGCAGGAGCGGAAGCATTCCGAGACAGGCTCAATGCAATCAATGGAGGCAACCTTACTGGATTGCAAGAGTTCTGCGATGTTACCCTTGCTGATCCCACAAAAGTCTGAAGCTAAGGTAAGGAGCTTAGTGTGAGCGATCCAGTAGAGGAACGCTTCGATAAGGTAGAGCAAGGAACGCTCCTTAATGCTGAAGCAATAGGAAGGATAGGGCATGAAACAAGGGACTTGCATGGATGCTTTGTTAGCCTATCTGCTGATGTACGCGCACTTGAGCGCAACTATGCCCGTATGGATGAAAGGGAACATGCTACTACTGCCACAGTAGGTGAGATAAAGGCAGTTGGAAATACCCTTACTGGACAACTACATGCTATCATTCTTCGTATTGAGCAAATGCAGCGTAGTTGGCAAAATCAGATACTTACGCTTTCTGTTACCGCTATAGGTATACTTGGAATAGCTGTCTGGCAGTGGGTGATTAAGTTATGAGCAGACAACCTTATCCGCTTGCTACCACGTCGGGGCTAAGCATCCCTTTGGATGTGCTGTATCCAGAATTTAGCTTTGCGGTAGCGGATGATGAAGTGCTTGAAATGGGGATTACAATTGGGCAGCTTATTCGTGTGTGGTCCGAAGCTCCTATGCGTGTGTATATTGGTGCAGTGAGTACAGTCAGTATGTCGTCTGCTATGCTGGCTAACAGTATTTATGTGCCTGCAAATAAGCCTGTAGTACTATACGCACAAGGGAGCTGTGTTGGGGCTAAAGCACAGGATGCGTCAGCTAAGCCACTCTATGTAACCCTTCTTGCGACTTGGGAAGGATTGATTGCTACGAGGTTCATGGACAATGGCTAGGCCCATTTATGTAGCGGATATTGAGAAGGGACTTGTGTCTCCTTTCCCTGACAATCTTCCTCGTCTTACAGATGAATACTCGGCTAGAGGGCAATTCATGCCCTCTATGCAAGTAGTGGATGCTATCAATGCACTTCCTACCGAGAAAGGATACATCTCCTACTTTGGCCAGGATCTTTCACTTGGTGCGGTAACAGAGGAACCTTATGTACAAGACTTATTTGTTCTTAGGCTTGATGGTAGAATCACTGTCTTGGTTGCTATGTGTCCTGGTGGGCTTTATCTTTGCTGCCCTGGCAATAACACACCCGGTACGTTGGTCACTACTACACCAGTGCCGGCTATCACGCATCTGGTTGCACAGAAGACAATCTCTCTTGTTGACGGTGCAGGCTTTGGATGGACTAAGATAGTTGAAGCACTAGCTACATCTCCAAGTCCTTGGATGTTGTGGAGTTATGCAGTAGTGCGTAATAGGAATTACTTCTATCAGCAAGGACTTGGTGCGCTGCTCAGGATAAGTTCGGTTGATGCGCGTACTGTGCTGCTTGAATGGCTTAATCCGTCGTCTATCATTGGTACTGTAGATGCGTACAAGTGGACGATAGAAGGTAGCATAGACACAGCTAGCGCCACAGAGCATACACTTACTTTTGATTTTGGAACTGAGCTTGGCCAGCTTGCTATTTCTCATATGCATAAGGCGCATGTAGCTGCTGCTTATGCTGCTACACTTTCATCACAGTTGCGCGCTTTCCTTGGCGCGACCTCAAAGACCCTTGTACTTCCTTAGCAAGACAGGCGCGATATGGACCTTCTAATTGCCACGCTAGTATTGGAGCATGATGGAGATGCGGCTACACTTGCTTATAGCTGGGATAGCCTTACTGGCATTCTTGCTCTTACTGGCTTTCGCACTGTGTGCAGTACAATCAGTTATGTGCGTGTGAAGCATACGCTGTTGTCGGACCTTGACACGGAGATTAGTGCTACACTGTTAATAACAGAGTACATGGATAGCAATGACATTAAAGAAGCCATTCTCACTTATCTGCTTGGAGCTATCTCAGGTGCACAAGTTGAGGTAGTAGCAGAGATACCTGCTGCTGTGACATGGGATTATGCGATTGAAGTTACATATTTTGATTTTCATGCTATCGAACCAGCGTTAGTAGCTAGCATTGATGCAGTTGGCATGGCGGACCCCACCACAACGGAAGTGATTGTTCCTATTCCGCTTGCTTCTGTAGCAGGGATCACACAGGCACGTGGACGCTTGATGGCATGGGAGACAAGCGGTAGCATTTACAGGTCCGCAATGCTAGACGAGCTTGACTTCACTCCTGCTATCAGCACACAAGCAGGTGTAGGTAAGCCACAAGCAATGCGGGGACAGCTTCTTTTGCTTGCTGGCTACGAGGATGGATTTGCCGCATATACCACAGACAATGTAATCATTGCTACTTATACAGGTGATGACTACGTATTTCGCTATACGGAGCTTGTAGACTTTGGTATTGTTGATCCTCGTCATGTGTCGGCTGGGCAAAACAAGCAACTTGTATATACCTCTAGTGGGCTTTACTTTGTCACTCCTGCGTCAAGTAAGTATGAGGTAGTGTCGGATGTGCTTGATAGCTACCTGGCAGCATATCCTTGGCCATTGCAAGTTCGTTATCTTGAGAATCGTTTCATCTGTATCGGGCTTCCTTTCCTTCTGGAAACAGATATACTGTTGCGTAGTAACCGTGGCTTACCTGCTGTACCTGTGCCTCAGCTCATTGATAATAACTTTGTGGCTTTCGAGCGTTGGATTGTATTTGATACTGCGCTAGAGAAGTGGGGAAGCTGTGATACCGGTGCAGCTCTACTATTTGGCCTCACTGCTGCAAATAGTAACAGTGTGCGCTTGGATAAGTCTACTGCTGTGGGAGCTTGTGGAGTGCAACAACCTTTGCATACTTCACAGCTAGCACAACAAGTATCTGCTACACGCAACCCTATCGAAGCTTGGTCGCTTGAAGGGCGTGGGCTAGGGATGGTTATGCCAGATGGGGAAGTTTTCCTTGCTTCCAATCAGCAAGCAGATAGCTCTGTGTTCATTGGCTTTCCTCGTGCACAGGCTCTTGGCTGGACTACTTATGTGGAAGCGCATGTGGAGCTTAGCAAAGCCATCGGACCTTGGACCTTTGATCTGTGGGCATACGATCAAGAAGGCACTGCCATCACAGCGCAACACTATGCTAGCGCACAACAAGACGCGCTGACAAAGGCTAGTCGTTTCTATCTAGATTCTACTGCGCACTACGCTATGCTGCAAGTAGCTGGCATGGCGGACCTTAAACAACTTCGCTTATCTTGTTTTGCGCAAGGAGTACTCTGATGTCGCAATCTAGCAACCAGCTTAATCAGCAGAACACAGGCAAGAAGAGCTGGAATAGTGCAAGTGGTGGAAGCACTACTTCTTCGCTCACAGACTTGCTTAAACAATCTCTTAACTTGTCAGGTAGTGCACCTGCTTCTACCTCGTCGCAGACAGCACAGACATCAGAGCTTGTTTCAGGCGCTAAGCGTACAGTACAGAATACTACAGGCACTGAGCGTGAGACAGGGACTATTGTCACCGACAACATGGACCCTGCTGGCCGTGCTGCGCTCACAGCATTGCTTGCTCAGCTTCAACAAGGAGGATCAGCACAGCAGAAACAAGCAGTAGCAGCTCTGCAAGCTCAGCTACAGAACGCCACAGCGAATCAAGAGCAATACACTGTACAAGCGGCACGTGAGCAAGCACAACGAAGCAATGCTCTCTATTCGCAGCAATTCTTAGAGCAAGTGATGCCGCAAATCAATGCTGCTATGGAAGCCTCAGGCTCTAGTGGTGACTCTATGAATGCGCTTCTTTCGCAGGATGCAGCTACTAGGACCGCAGCACAAGCAGCCGCAGCAGAAGCAGGGCTTATTACCCAGTACGGTCAGTTGCTTAAGGGACAGCAAGATGTGGTAAGCACTACAGCCGAACAGATGGGTAATGACCCAGTGCAAAATGCGCTTATACAGGCGCTTGGAATCAGCAAAGGATCTATGTCAACAGAGACACGCAATCTGTTGAAGCAAATCAGTGGGCAGAGCATCACAGATGAGACAAGCACAAGCAATACAAGCAAGTCAGCTACAGGATCTAGTACAGAGACTGATCCTATCAAATGGATGGCTGGTTTGATTGGACTACAAAATGCTAACACAGCAAGTACTACTGCGGCGAATGACAACACTGCGGCTATCATGAATGCACAAGCCAACCAGGCCAATGCAGCCAGCAATAGGATCACTGCGCGAACTAATCAGGCACAAGGAGCAGCAGAGAGTAATTATAAATCTGGTTATTTAGAATTGCAAAAGCTGCTTGGTGTAGGTGAGACATACACTGGTGCACAACAAAATGCTTCTAAGGGAGCTACTGGTAACTTAGAGCTGCTGCTAGGGATGTTACGCTAATGGCTTCATCTTCGCTCGACTCATTGCTGGCTCCGCTTCTTGGCCAGCCTGCACCCTCCAATCAAGGCCCTGTAACAAAGGCTGATGCGCTCAATGCAGCTCCTATGGTGGCTGCTATTGGTGAGATGCTTCGTATGGATATACAGCGCTCATCTGGGGGTCATCAACCTTGGCAGCCTGAGTTCACAGACAGTCCTGTGATTGCTGCAAGAGGTGATAACCCTTGGACACCTAGCAAAGAAGTGCCTGTCTACATTCAGCCCACTGGTGTCTATGGGCAAGGCAAGGCAAGTAAGATAGGGCAGACTGCTGCACTCACTGCGCCTGATAAAGTTCCGCCCACAGGTGTGCCAACGATTGATGCTTGGCGTGCTATGGGACAGAGGATTGCGGACGGAGATATAGCTGCATCTGGGCTTATTCAACAGCAGGTTGCACCAATAGATGAACGGATAGCAGCACTCACTACAAAGAACAATGAATTGCATGAGCAGATTCTACTTTATGGCTCAAGTACATTAGCTAAGGATCTAAAGACACAGCAAGAAGGTGTAGCTGGGATGTTGAAGGAAGCTCGTGTTGAGCGTGAGTTTGCGCTTGAACAGGTAAAGCAGCATCCAGATGTAGTGCAATGGCTAGCTGATAGAAGCACACTAGAGCAAGAGCAAGGCTTGCTTGAGAAGACACTGCAATCAGAGACTCAGATACAACAACAAGAAGCCACAGCAAAGGCTAGAGAACGTATAGCACTTGAGAATGCACCGGCTAAAGCAGAGGCACGTGCTAATGCAGAGAAGCGCCTTCAGCAAGCTAGAGCTGAAGCCAAGCTAGACGTTTTTCCAGCGCAAACACAGGCTCTTGTACAACGACAAGGAGAATTGCTTGCTGCCAAAGCTAAGCTTAAAGCAGAAGGAGCACCGGCAGAACAGCTTGCCAAGGTTGACACAGAGCTGGCTATCTATAAAGGCAAGCTAAGAGAGAAGCGTGCAGACCTTACAGACAATCAGAAGGCTGACCTGGATCGCTTCAGTGCACGCCAAGAAGTTATCTATGGTTTCGATAAGCAAGGAGCAGATTACAAGCAAGCTTTACATGATCGTTCTGCTGTCTTCCTTATGGATGAAAGCACCAAACGACAGAAACAGATGCTTGATGCGCGTACAGAGAAGCAGCGTGAGACTTGGCAGCAGCAGCAGAAAGCTATCAATGCTATCACAGATGAAAAGGAACGTAAGAGAGCGCAAGCTGCATTAGATAAGCAGCAATTGACCTTTGCACAGCAGGATAAGCGTGATAAGGCAAAGCGCACAGCGAGTAATGAAGATTGGGATAGGCGCCAGGCAGCAGTAAATGCACGCACTGATGCTAAGGATAAGGAAAAAGCGCAAGCAGTATTGGATAAGGAGATGAGAGCAGCAGGACGTAATGATTTAGTATTTGCGCGTGCTAATACAGAGTATGATAGGCGTCAGAAAGAGATCAACATAATAAAGGATGCGAATGCTAAAGCTACTAAGCAGGCTGCGCTAGATAAAGAAATGCGTGGCTATACAATGACCTTTGTGCGTGATGAGCTAAAGGACACAACGAAAGCAGCAGAGTGGGACAGACAACAGACTGCTGTCAATGCAATCAAGGATGAGAGACGTAAGCAAGATGCACAGGCTTCGTTAGACAAAGAGATGCGCTCTTATGCTTTTAGAGCTGACCAGTCTGATCTTTCCTTTACTCGCCAAGCAGAAGAGTTTGATAGGCGTAGACTTGCAATAGATGCAGAGCAAGATACTGACCGCAAAGCTAAGCTAGAAGCAGATTTCCAGCTCTATAAAGACAAGGCTATCTTCGGTATCGAGGAAGTCATCCCTCGTAAGGATGCGCTAGAGCTGGATCAGGCTCAGAAGCTTATACAAGCAAAGCAAGAGGCTGAGCTTAATGGGCTTAGTGTAGAGAAGGCTGATATGGAATACGAAAATTGGTATCGCAAGTTTGCTACCACTGCTTCAGCGGGTGCAATGAAGGCCCTGCAACGTATGGAAGGTGCTAAAGATCTTAAAGCTTTCTCTGCTGAGGTTGAAGCGCTCTATGCTCCTACCAAGGAAGACAAGGCGGCTGAAGCTGCGGCTAAGATGGCAGCCAATACAGATGCAAAATATCAAACACAGGTTATTCTTGCTAATCAAGGATTAGGTGGAGAAGCTACGCAGCAAGTATATCAAGAGGCTGTAGGTACATCTTATGGTGAGAGTGTTAATGATCCATTGAGGAATAAGAACGCAGAGCAGATATTAGCAGATGCTCAGTCAGCTAAGATATATGGTGAACAAGGCTATTCACCACAAGCTATAAAGAACCTAGGCAGGCCAGTTTGGCAGCAAGACTTTGCTTCTCGTCTTATGGCTAATAGGCAATCATCTCCTGAAGGGCAGCAAGCTATGCGTGCCTACAGTCAGGAGCTAATGCAGATTAAGAATGATGAAAGAGTCATAGAGCGTATTGCTCCAGACCTTAACTTGCGTCCAGACTTGAAAGAGAGCGTAGATAAGGCTTATCTTCAGCTATGGAATGCCAAACAAAGTGCTTCAGGTGACACTGCTAAAGCAGAGAGTCAAGGCCAGATAGATGCTTGGGTGGCCACACAGCTAGGCTCAAATAGAGACGGCTTGGCTTCACAAGCTGTAGAGCGTGCAACCCTTCGCTTTGCTAAAGGTCAGTTTGTGACGCACAATGATGAAATGCAACGTGCATTGCTTGCTAGCATAGATGTCTCAGGTCCGCAAGAAGAGGTGAGAGCACAGCAAGATATGGTACGCGTGCTTGACACTTCAGCTTGGCTTAGCTGGGGAACACTTGCTCTTGCGCTACGTGATGCAGCAGAATGGAACACAGATGTCACACCTACTGGGCTTACTGTGTCTGGCAAATCTGGCATTGAGCGTATGCGTGCATTAGAGCTTGCTGGGCAGATGCTGCACAGAGTTGTGAAGCTTATAGATGACAGGACGGAGAACACTCTCAGCAAATCTGGCTATGAAGCGCGTCAGAGTATTGAAGCAGGCTTGGCAGCAGCTAAGGCAAAGACGCTTATGGAGTCTGTAGGTGCAGATGTGTTCTTACGCAGACTCGACGTAATGGAGCCTGCACAACAGATGACAGCACAAGGCCAATCAGCGCAAGGATATACTGGTGAGGTCATGCAAGCACGTCCTGGTTGGGTGGACCCACTAGATGCAGTCAGAGGGCTGCCTATGCCTAGCGCACCAGCTCCTTCGCAGCCTGTTAAGGTGCAGCCTTCGCAACCTGCTGCTAGGCCAGGCTGGGATAATCCTTGGCAACAGTTAACTAATGGAAAGGGATAAGGGAGCGCATTGCTATGGGCACATACAGAGACATCGTTTCTCCGCTAATCTCTCAAGAGCGTGCTATAGGAGACAGCGGAGATGAGCCTACATCTTGGTTCTCCCATGCTTACAAATATCCGGTAGCTGTAGTGGGAGACTTAGGTCAGACAGTAGTCAATTCGGCTATCTCTGCTTACAATTTCGTTGCTCCTGCTGCTATCGAAGCGGACCATGTGGATCGTTATGCTTTCATGAGCAATGATATAGCTGAGTATACTGCGCAACATAAGAGTGCTGTGGAGTTTGGCTCCTTCATGGCAGGTGCTATCATTCCAGGGCTTGGCATCTCTAAGGCAATGTCGCTTGCACGCACAGGCTCCAGTGCTTGGGGCTATGCTTATCGGGGAGTAGGGTTGTCTTCCTTCAATAAGAAGATAGAAGCAGCTACAGGCTTAGCAAAGACTGCTGCGATCAACGGTGGACGGCATACTACCGAATACCAAACAGCTATGCGGTCTGCACGTGCATGGACCTATGGCGAAGCTCTAACAGAGAACGCACTCTTCGAAGCTTCCACTGTTGCCCTACTCAGTGAACATACCTATTTTGAGGATGGCTGGTCCCCTACGCTTGGCTTAGGTGGAATCGCACTGGGCACAGGCATCACTGGTTGGCTCAAGTGGGCCAAGGTTGGTGGTGAGATTACCAAAGTAGCACAGCAAGGACAACGCTTGCAAGATATGGCATCTGCCGAGGCGGTTAAGGGACAGCTCTTTAAGTCTGCTTCACCTTTCTTAGCTTCCGAGTATGGTTGGGGAACTGTGCTTGAGGCTGAGAAGGGAAACTTAGCCGACTATGTAGGCGGCAACGAATATCTACGCAATTCAGTCGTGCTAGCTGGTATGGAGCCACAGGCTGACACAGTATTGAAGGTCTATGGCCAGCGTGCAGATACCATGCTTGCAGACCTCACACGTGCTACCGAAGATCGTGCGCGTGGTGTGCTTGAGAAGATGTCTACACCTGAGCTTGCTAAGATGGCACAGCCGTCAGAGCAAGGCAGGAAAGCTTGGGAGCTTGAATTTGCCCCTGCTCCGCTAGGCCAGACTGTGCCGCAGATAGCAGAGCCGGATAAAGCTCGTATGTCTTGGCATTATATTATGGGACAGAAGGGACAGGCAACCGGAGTAGAGCAGCTTACACATAAGCTTGAGAGTGCGCCGCTGGAAGCTTCACGTGCTCCTTTTAAGCAGGTAGGACATGGTAGGGTAGAGTTCCAGCCTACAGAACAGTTTTGGAACCTGCTTTCGCATGGCACTGAAGATAGAGTGTCTCGTGTGATTGATCCGCTTACTGGAACAGGTGTAGTTACAAAGCCTGATCGCTTTAATGAGATTGACAGGATAGCTAAGTACTGGATGAATCCTAAAACAGGTGTGCACAACTTCGACTTGTCTGCTGTGAAAGGCCAGGAAGATGCTCTGCACTATCTGGCCTATCAAATCAATAGAAAGATGCCAGGCAATGCTGGTCAAGTACATGTTAATTTTGGTGGTGCAGGTAATCGACTTGACTATGTGTATCATGCTGCTATAGGTAAGGTCAATGAAGCTTTCACAAAGGACCTAGCTACTAAATATAATACCACAGAAGAAGCTTCAGCTGCCTTGCCTGGCTTCTTCTCTGAGTATCAAGTACTGTCACGTTGGGAAGGACAGACGGTAGCACAAGGGTCCATTGAAGCCCATCTGACGAAGCGTATAGGGCACAAGGTGCAAGGCAACAAAGCTAAGCTTGGTATCCAGACTGAGCGTATGCAAATTGCCTCGTCCTCTGCGGCTAAGAAGCCTACCTATGGGCGTGAATGGAAGCCTATCGAACTTGCTTCGGTTCGTGGTCCTGTGCTGGCTGCTAGTGAAGAATTAGATGGGCAATTTGTTCGCGCTTACTTTGCCTTCGAGCCATTGAAGGGGAAGCTTAAACCTTCTGCATCCTCTAACCTTGCCGTCTCCCTGGATACAAACTACATTGCATCGAATGATGTGGCTCGCTTACAGGCTGCATGGCAACACGGTGCGATTGTGTCTGGCTATGGCGATCAAGCTTCCCTGTACAAAGGTTTGCAGTATGCTAAGGTAGAGAACCTTCGGCAGATGGTAGATACCTTTCCACAGCTCTCGCCTATGGAGCTTTCGGTGCGGCTCAACCTGCCTACCGACACAGTTGCGCTGCTAAGGCAGGGCTTGGAAGCTGAGGGTCCGCTTGCTCCTGCTTCACTTCTCATCCAACGCTATGTGCGTAAGACAGACCCAGAGCAGTGGATGGTCTACAAGGGTGCGAAAGACTATGAAGCTGCCCTGGCTGAGCCTTCGGTGTCTGTGCTTGGGCGTGCAGGACATCAACTTCCTGCACATGAGATTGCAGCTAAGCTAGATCAGCAAGGCATGGAGCGTATGGCTGCTGACATCATCGACCAGGCTACCATACTGCGCACGCAAGATCCAGCCAACCAATACATGCGCGACTTGCATGAGAATCTGGTGCGCTCCTCCACTATGCAGGGTGTGCGAAACAATCTAGCTGAGCTTGCGGCTGATGCAGGTGCAGGTAGCGTACTCACCTCTGCTGACTTTGCCTTGCGTCGCTTTGGTGTGCTGTCTGCCCATCTTACTGGTGCAGGTAGCCAGCTACAAGAGTACACCAATAATGCTATCACACGCTTCTCTGCACATGTTGGACCTGCTGCACGTGCTGTAGCAGACGACAAGGTATCAGCTACGCAATTCGAGTATGTGAAGAATCAGTTGGCAGGGCTAGATTCGAATGCTTTCGATCGCTCTGCTGGCTTGGTATTCACACAGGACAACAAGATCCTGTTGCGCAATGAAGTGCGCGATAAGGTTGGTGTAGTCACACAGCAAGCAGAGTTCTTGCAGTATCCGCAAGGTGGTGATATCCAAGTCTCACAGTCTGTGCGTACCTTCATGGAGCGTACAGAGACAGCGGCTAAGGAGTTGTGGGCTATGCGTGAGACCATAGCACAGATTAAAGGACGTGCACTTACTTCCGATAGGCGTAACCTGTGGCTTCCTGCACCTAGCTTAGACCATTCTATGCAGGCTTTCATCTGGAACAAAGCAGAGATGAAGGTCCAGCGCATCATTGGCAGGGACATGGAGTCTTTCACAGCTGAGGTTGCAGCTTTCAGACAAGCTAATTCTGCTGCGCTTGCTAGTGGTGACCTAACTCTCCATATGCGCAATGATGCAGAGCTGGGAGCTTGGTTGCGTATCCGTAACTTAGCTGAGCTTGAAGGAGTCACCACTGCGCTGCCTACAATGCGCAGGTCTGGCATTGCACAGACAAAGGTACGGGGCACACCACAGGCTGTCAACGAAACAATCAAGGACTTCGAAGCACAATATAACTCGCTTGGTCGCCAGTACTTACGCACTGCAAATGAGGATATCTTCACTAAGCTTGACTTGATTGAAGCTCAGCATACCACTGCTCGGAAAGCCGGACCTAGTGGAAGCAAGCTCCTGTCTATGCAAGAGAAGGTATCGCCTGCTACACAAGCTAAGGCTGCGCTACTCAATCTGTCCCAGCTTGGCTCGAACAAAGCACTTGCTGCTGCTGATGATGTGTTCTCCTATGCGGTAGACAAGGCTGCACAAGGATTACAGAGAGGATACCAAAGCTATCAGAAGTTTGCTGCACGCGGAGACTATAGTCCCGCTGCTTTCCAGCATATGCAAGACGAGCTTCAGCGTGCTGGTGTTCCTGTGCCTTGGCAAGATGCTATTCAGTTCGCAGCTTCTAGGTCTCCAGAATTAGGAGAGCAAGCTAAGTCTCTTGTAGCGCAGAGCAATTCTATCGTTGCCACCCTTGCCTTGCGCTTGTTTGACTTCTCACATCCTATCGTTACTACACTCACTGCACCACTTGTAATGACAGCAGAAGGTGTAGGACAGAATGGCATGAGCCATCTGGGTGCAATGAAGCTAGTATATGAGACAGGCAGAGATTGGATAAGGCAAGCTGTGAATGCACAGGCTGCACCTGAGGCTGCTGCTGTGCTAGCTGAAGGTGCGCGTTTAGGCCACACTGCATTGCGAGTCTCCGAAGCTACGCGTGTGCTGTCCTCTGGCTTTGGTTCTGTCTCTAAGTGGCAAGAGATAGAAGCATCCAAAGCCTTTGAATGGCTATGCAAAGCGTCTGACACTTCCGAACATGCTACACGTGAAGCGGCCTACCTAATGGGCTACAAGCTAGCTAAGCAGACCAGTCCTAATGCAGATGAAGCCTTCCTGCATTCGCACGCAGCCCTCTTTACTAACCGAGCGATGGGCAACTATGCTGCTCGCCAACGATCGGTCTTCTTCCAAGGTGCAAGCGGACAGGCTATCGGGCTATTTCAGACTTTCATGTGGACGATGGGGCAGAATCTGTTTCGCTACGCAGAGAACAAACAGATGAATGCTATCGCAGGTATGCTTGGTGGCTACACTGGACTTTTTGGCCTCAACTCGCTTCCCGCATATGCTACCGTAGATCAAGCTATAGGGCAGTGGAGTAAGTCTCCTGATGATCAAGACATCACTTCCACTATCTATCAAGCCTTCGGTGACAAAGCAGGTGGACACTCGCGCTCTGCAGCGGAGTACATGCTCTACGGATTACCTTCCACTCTATTGCAGACAGCATTCTACACTCGCGGCGAGCTTCAACCTCGTTTACCTACAAATGCAGGTGGCTTACCAGTCCCGCCTGCGATAGCAATGGCTGGCAATGCACTGGACACCGTTACTGGTATCGCACAGAAGACTGCATCGTTATGGGCGTCCAATGCACAAGTGGGGCAGGGAGGGGTGGGAAGCAAGTTTAAGGACGTAGCCACTGCTACTGCGGAAGGTGTCGCTACTCAATTCATCTGGCGTCCTGCTGCCAGGCTCACAGAGCTTGCGATAGGACATTCACTCGACGCTAAGGGACAGACGATTGCTTCCGGTGAGGATGTTCGTGGTCCTTGGCCAGCCTTTGCTCGCATACTAAGTGCTAGACCGCTAGAAGAGCAAGTCATACGCAATCAGAATTTCCGGCACAGGCTGTATGACACAGCAGATAGCAGAAAGAATAAGCAGCTTATTAGTACGCTGCGTACGCAGGTTCGTAGTGGACAGCAAGCAGGGATTAGCGGAACAATGGGTAGGTACTTGCAAGCAGGCGGAACACCGGCAGGGTGGAGAAGGGCGCTTAATGAGGTAAGCATTACAGAGAGTGCGCCTGGAGCCAGTGCTTTGTTAGACGAAGTGTCTAAGCAACCTGGGATAGCCGCAATCATGGAGGGCTACGCTTTCTGATTTCCTAAGTCTGTTTCCCTTGCCATGATTGGGGCATCTTAGCCCTGCTTAACCTCACTAAGTGCTTGCTTAGTGAGGCTTTTTAGTTTGCGTCGCTAAGATGTGGCGTGAGAGTCCGTAGCTCTCTTTGCAGCCCTGCTAGTCAGGGCTTTTTTGTGTCTGCGCAATGCAGGCTTGCAGTACCTTCTCAATAGTATGAAGCTGTATTAAATCATGTTCGTACATATCCATTAATATAGCATCATTCTTCGTTTGATCTGTGCATTCTGTTTCTAGTCTAGTTTCAGTATTAGAGATGTGTGCACGTACCCAAAGCAGTGCATTGCTCATCTCCGAAGGGCTAGGTAAGTTTGCTAAAGCTGGCTGAACTATAGGTGGGGACGCAGGCCCTCCCATATGGCGTATGCGCTCTATGCTTGCACGTATGTCTGCTATCTCTTGTTGCCATTTCCAGTGATCATATGCTGGGGAAGTAGGCTTGGCTTGGTAAGGCATGTTAGTTTCTTTTTGTTGCATTAGTGTCTGATGTACGGCTTTCAATCTATGTAAAGCTTCTACTTCGGCTATACTTAACATACTAGGTTTAGCCTGTAAATCACGTATGTGCAATTCAACCCATTGAATATCTGTTATCGCTTTCATCACACTTTCTCCTCTGCGGTAAGGATGGTTTGGTCGAAGAAGGGGCTGTTCATCATCTCATCGCTTAGCTCCGTAACCGGCATGTATCTGTTGCCTGTTGCGCTCTTCATCACATCTATCTTGCCTGTATCCCGTAGCAATGCAAGATGGTCTTTAAGCTTCTCTAGTGTGCCTACATCTGCACCTAGCTTCTTGTATAGCTCACGCAAGTTAGGAGCTTTCTGTGCACGTCGTATGCTGTCTAGTACTATGTTGGTTGCTTGTGCTCCTGCTGCTATGCCAAAGTGGCCAAGTGCATGGGGCATTCCTATCTCTGCACGTGTAAGTATTGTGTTGCTTTCCACTACATCATCAACCGAGATCGTGGAGGAGTCTCTAGCACAGGCTGAGATAAGGCACAGCTTGCGCAAATGGGTATGGCGTACTCCAGTATAGGAGTCAAAGCGTCCATCTGCAATGTGCGTATCCATATGATAGATAGTCTTCAATGCGGCCCTACTTTCTGTAGTGAGTGTGACTTCTCTGTCTCTCATAGCTTGCAGTGCTTGTAGTTCATGTATGAAGTATTCCCATGTGGTTATGTTGGGTATGCTTGGTTCGTCTATTTTCTTGCATTGCTCGCCATGTATAAGAAGGAGTCTTCGCATGAATCCTCCGCCTATGGCTGTAGGTGGCACTACTTCTGCAAAGGATGTAGGAGTTGCACCGCCAAGCATGTTGAGTGTAGGAGCATGGATAAGCAAGTTCTCTTTTGTAGTACGCTCATAATCCCAGTCATCTTTGTTATCCCATAGGTCTGTAAGGTTCACTACAAGCTCATTATCATACCCAACAAAGCTAATCCATTCTGGCGCTAGGATGTACATGTGTGCTACCTTTGGTTTGTTGTCTTCACCTAGTACTTCATCAAGGTCCATTTCTTCCACATCAAGCTCACCTGGTACAGCATTCATTCCATAGTCATTGCGCCCATAACGCACTAAGCGTGTCCATAGTGCTTCCTTACGCCCTTTGTTTGGTGCGAAGTTAACGTAACCTGATTGCTTCAATAGCTTTTCAACTATTCTAGGCCCGGTATTCTTTCTTGCTCCAGACACACCCATCAGAATGATGTACTGATTAGGATAGATTCTGTCATACCCAAATGGTGAGTATGCGTTACGCGCTAGTGCTGCACCGTATGCTGAGATGATAGACCAGCGAAGATAAGATGCTGGTGCTTCTTGCTCACCTAGCATCTCAATAAAGCGTGTGGAGAATTTCATATGTTGTGCGATGCTTATGCGTGCTCTGCTATGTTGGCTGTTGCTGCTTGCTCTTCGCTATCTAGTATATCCTCCATTTGCACTAGCTGTTTCTTCTCCTTAGGTTCCTTCCAGTGGAATTGAAGCTTGTCCAGATCGCAAGGGATGGCAAGCGGACCAAGCTCTGTTTCATATGGGCGTTCCATGATCTCCTTTACTTGTTGCACTAAGTGCTCGTGCCCTTCTTGCACTTGGCCAACAAGCGAATCATGCACTTGTCCTTTCAGTCTGAGGCTGAACTTGCTAGGTATCTGCACTTCATAAAAGACTTGTGCCATATTGCGATTGAGTGTGACAACACTGAGGCGTTGTGGCTGATGTGCTACAGCAGCAGGACTGAGTCCGCTGTATTGCCTAGGATACTTGAAGAAGTGGCGCACTGCACCATCTGGTGTGCGCAGGTAGCCTGCGCTATCTACAAGTTCCTTTGTAGTACGTTTCCACCATTGCTTAATACCAGGAAAGGTAGCATGGAAACAGCCATCAATAAGATGCGTGATGAATATCTTGGGTTGCTTAGGTCCTGTCCATTGTGCTAGTCGCATGAACTCGTATAGCTTTGTTATACCTACCTGGTCCAGAAATACTTCCCATCCCATGCAGTATGAGGTAGCATGATTGACCTTCTTTGTCACCTGCCTGATTGGGTCTTCCTTATCCTCTGTGCACATACCAAAGAACCATTCAGCTAGCTTGAGATAGAAGTCCCTGCTGGTGTCTTGTATAGCTTGCGTGAACTTCTTGTCTCCACTGATGAGTGCAACACAGTGTGCTTCACTCTTGCTCTTGTCTATGTTCCAGATAAGGTAGCCTGGATCTGCGCATAGGGCTGTCTTATAGTATGGTGGTGCATTCTGTATCTGCGTACCATACTGTTTGATTCCGCCGGATATGAGCTGCCCACCCTTGCCTAGATGCTTAATGAATCGAAAGGAAGATGCATTGCATGAGTAGCGTCCTGTCTTTGTGCCATCAATCTGTAGCGTATAGTATAGGCGTTTGCTCTCCCCATAGAGCGGTGCGTTATAGTAATTGCTTATGCTCTTTGCCATTGCCCTCATTGATAGTAGACTTGTAATGACACGTGCTGGTATGGGATGCTTGAGTTGTAGCTGCTGTAAGCTTATCTTGTCTGTTCCTGCACTGCTCTTGCCTGTTGCTTCCTTCACTTTCTTGCTAGCGGCTGTGATAGGTTTGCTCCAACCAAACACTGGACCTAGCACACGGTAGAGCAGGTGGCTTAGTTGCTTAGGTGAAGCTAAGTTCAGCGTAGGCACGCCAAGCATCACCTTCACTTCCGCTTCGGTCCGCTTACGCACTTCCTCTGCGACTGTCTTAGCTGCGCTTAGCCGCTCTGTATCTGTGGCAAAGCCTTCAAGGTTGCACATGACGGTGGGCAAGAATAGCGGTACCATTTGTGCGTAGTTTCGCCAAGCCCAGTCTGGCATCTCCTTGAATAGCCAAAGCAAGGAGCGTGCAGTATTGATGCTGTCCTTTGCATTGTATCCTAGCGGGTCTGTCTCACCTTCAGTTTTCCAATAGATGTAATCAGGCAAAGCTAGACTGGATACGAAAGCTAGGCTTTTCTTGGCTTCAGCTTCCCAGCTATGCCACATGTATTCTGTGTCGAGATCCCAGTTAAGTACGCCTATCCTGTGTCGCATGAGTAGCGTCATGTCGAAGCATCCATTGTGAAAGCACTTGTGCGCTTCCGTCTGGCCTAACATATACGCACAAGCTAGATAGGCTTCCGTGAAATTACTTCCCCAATCTACAACATAGGTTCGTCCTATGAAATACTTTCCTTCGCTGTGCTTATGCACGCAAGTAAAGGCTATGCTAGTGATGAAGTTGTTAAGGTTTGTTTCAATGTCACAAGTGATAATGAATGCTTGCTTGCCATGCGCTATCATCTCCTCTAACTTCCACTGATCGTCAGCTCCATTAACTTCAATGTATCGGTAGTTGTATTGTCCCTTGTATGTATTGATCTTGCTGAGATCCTTTGCAAGCAGCCATGTGAAGTCAGGCATAGTGTATTCCTTCTGCCGTCCTTGCTTGTCAATGAGACTGTGCACTAGCAGCGTGGGTATCTGTATTCCGCTTGGTGTGCTGCGTGCAGGTAATACAGAGCCTCGCCAAGCATCCTTGCTTCCTTCCTGATAGTAAGGTCCTAGCCCTTTGAATGTTTCTTCACTTGTGACACATAGCATGTCATAGCGTCCACAGTTGGCTAGCTTAGCCAGTGCAGCTGGAGTCCTAGGTCCGAAGGCAAATGTACCTAGCACCTTGTTGGCTACACACCACTTCTTTAGCACGTTGGTTGCTTGACGCTCTTGTTCGCTACATACGAATAGCACACGGCGAATAGCCTTGCCATCGGCTTTGTGTTCTTGTAACTCGCGCTTGACTCTAGCGGCTATGTCTGTTGTTGTGATCATGAAACACACTCTGTGTAAGCGGACCTTCCTTGGCCCTGGATTGCTGCGCTAGCTTAGCTCAATTGACGCCGGGAAGTTTGCCTGCTTCAAGCAAGCTACATAAATGCTCTATATAGTTTAGCCCAGTATTTCGCTCATAGTCATGCAGGTGTTTGTCATATTTGATATCCGCAGTGATGCCATTATGTAGATAGCTTTGTAACCGGTCCTTGATTGCTATTGCTATCTTGGCCTCTATATCGTGTGGCATACAAAGGATTGCGCGTGGCTCTGTCATGTGTTGTGCTCCAGTTGGCAGTTGTGCATGGATAGTCATCGGCTCATTCCCATTTCTTCCCTATCTGTGCACCAGCTCGCAATGCTTCTTCTAGCCCATCAGCACATGCGAATTGCCGTTGGTCTGGCATGAGCTTAAAGCCAGCTGCTAGCAGTGTGCTTCGATATTGCACATACATTGGACGAGGCATGACAATGTGCTCTAGGTCTACCGTAGCCTCGAACACATGGTCCATCCAAGGTATGTCTACCTCTGCCATGAGTGCTGCCATTACAGGAAGCACTTGCAAGTATACTATGCTGAGAGCTTCCTCGCTTGTTGGTGTGCTTGCGCGTGTGGTGTCCCTTGCAACATGTACAGGGTCTGACTGACATTGAGCTAAGACGCGCTGTAGTTCCGGTGGCAAGGCTAGTTGCAGGGCTGGATCGTTGTTCATGCTTGCTTAGCTCTGTGCTCTAGTGTTGCGTAGTTATAAATAGCTTGTAGATGTTGCGCTTCATTGCACGCATCCGCCATTGCTGTGTGCTCGATCCCTTTGAAGGCTGGCTTGCTTACTTGTGGATACATTGCACGTAGTGTGCGTAAGCAACGTGCACGACTGTAGTTCCAATTAGGGAGCTGTAGTCTAGCGTCATCTAGTGCGTGCCAAAGGATAGCAAGGTCGAAGTCTGCACCATTGCCCCAAAGGTAGTATCCGTTTGCATATGCAGGCTCAGCAAGGAGTACGTATAGCCCGTGCAGTGCGTCCTTCAGTTCATATTTGTTGGCACAGAGCCGTATGTAGTCATAAGCTTGCTTCTGTGCAGGTTGTTCCCACCATGCTATTGTATTGATGTGCGCGTCTCTGTAGTTCTGGTGCCTTCGTGTGATCAACCATTCGCTCCCTGCGACGCCTTCCTTGTCCAGCCACACCTCTGCCATCCCTAGCGCAATCACCTTTGCTTGTGGGCATAGTGCTAGTGTCTCCCAGTCTAGTACAATATGCGGACGTGTGGTATCCCAGAAGGGTGTGTTCATGTTTGCTTCTCTGTGTGTTGTATCGCTAAGAGTGCCTTAGCGAAGATGGTTGCGTTTGCTGGGCTTTGGAAGTATTCCCAGCCTGTGCTTGGCCCGGTCCATACTCTCCACAATCCTTGTGAGCGTACTGCAATTCTTATCGTTCCTAACTTGGGTGGTAGCCGTGTGCTTGGTATATGTGAAGGAGCGAGTGCATTGTGGCTCATTTGCTAAACCTCCTCTTTTAGCATTCTAATTATCAATAAGAGCCGCAGTATATCCTTGATGGTAAGCGTTGCATCTTCTTCCATCCAGTTTATTATCTGCCCCACTAACCATACAGTGTGATGACGTGCACAATGGCGCAGGCCAGGTAGCATAGGGTGTTCCCAATATAGGCCACATAGCAGTGCATTTTTTGTGCCTATCTTTTGCCAATCATGGTGCTCTAGCTTGAAGCCAAGGGTATAAAGCAAAGCATATGCACTGGCCTCTGCTAAGTTGCGCTCATCTTGTGTTTGTTTTGTATTACTCATTTATTTCCCCTTAGTGCTTAGTTGCTTTGCTGGCTTGTTGCATACGCACTTTGCCTTGTAAGTGCACTAGCAACTGAGCTACAGTCTGATTGTCTGGCTCCATCATCCAATGCGTAATAGCAGTGGTGAGTTCTTCTGTACGATGCCTAGCACAATATTGTAGTTCTGGCATGAACTTGTGCTGCCAACGCATTGCACATTCTATAGCATCTTCATGCTCGATTGTATTTAATTCTGTCCATGTATAGCACACAAGCTCAAACCCAAGTGTGTGTAGAAAGACAGGCAAGAATTCTGGCATATGTGTCTTCTCTGTGCATGGTTGCTGTTCTTCTGCTGTACATATTCTTATGTGCATGCTTGCTTACTCCCCGTCATCATCTAAGCTGAGTTCTTGTGGCTCACCCCAAGGAAGTCCGTAGCGCTCAGCACACACCGGACCATATCCTACAGCCACACTTCTGTCATCTGTTAGCTGGCGTGCACAGAAAGCACAGTTACCAATAGCATGTCCATAGGCTACTGCTGCTTGCACAGGATCTTTTTCTAAGAGAGCCAGCGTGTCTTTGAAACGCGCCAGACGCTCAGCCGAGATGACGATTGTACCTGTGCTCTCTAGCCTGCCTACGTACTCGCCGTTGTTGAGTGCATCTGTGATGTGGAAGCAATTAGGGTAGCGCGTGTAAGCTGTGCCTGTGTACTTAAACTGAAGGATAGCTTCGCCTACTTTGAACAACACCTTGCCAGGACTGCGTTCAAGAAAGCCAAGGGTTGTGCGAAGCAACATATGATTAGGCCAGCCATATGCTTTGCCCATTCTTCCTTGTTGCTTGGCTGTTAACTTATCATATAGCGCTTGTTGTGGTCCAGTAAGTTCCTTTCCACTGTCCTTTCTATTGGTGATATCCCTTAGCGCGTTCTGTTCCCAAGAGTTTAGATTGCTGTTGTTGATGTTGTGTTGAGTATTGCACATGATAATGATGTTTGAGTGTTGGGTTTGAGGGTTAAGTTGTTGTGCTATTGAAAGCTAAGCACAGTAGCTTTGAAATCGGATTGTTCCCATTCTGATCTGTAGTTCTGTTTACTCTTCACCATAATATTGATATCTTTTGTTTCTACCTCAATGCCCTTCTTACTCAGGGCATCTTGAATTATCTTTCGTACTTCGGCTTCAGTGATGGTGATTTCTATTTGCATGATGAGTACCTTAGCTTTGGTTTGAGGGTTGTGGTGCACGTCCTTGTGCGTGCTTGCTAGCTTGCGCTATTAGTCGTCGCTTCCTTCATCCTTGCTGTCTTGCCTAGGTGTCCAGAAGTGCCAAGCTTCCAGCTCTTCTTCGTTCTCGAAGATACCTTCACCATCGGACCCAACCAAGGGGAAGCTAGGATCAATTACCTTCACCTTCTTGATGTTGATAAACTGATTACCTGCTGCGTTGGGTTTGCTTTCCCTTGCAGTGATACGCACTTTAGCACAGACACCGGAAGCCTCTGTATCCTCATAACGCTCGTTTAGGCTGTCAAGTGCTTGCTGTCTTGTCAGTTCTGGTGCAGGCTTGAATGCAAGCAGCCGTGCGAGGAAGTTCTCCTTGCTATCGGGGAGTCTCTTAGTAGCCTTGTACTTGGCGAAGTCACGTAGTTTACCTCCCACTGTGAAGGTCTCCACAAATAGCCCACCGACTGCTTCGCTAGCTTTCTCACTCTCTGTAGCTAGCACTTCCATCGTGTGCCTTGCTACAATCTCTGTACCTTGCTTGCCGCTGTCTTCGTCTTCCCAATCTTGCGTGTCCAGCTTCCAATGCGTACGCACATAGAAGATATGATTCCCCACAATAGGATCAGTATACTCAGCCCTGGCTTGTACGCCTTCCATGGCAGCATCAAGGTCGAATTCGGCTAAGCTCACTTCGCTTGCATCATTGTCTTCGTAGTTGGTTTCAGCCAGATCATCAGTGTTCATATCATTCGCCATGTTGTATTTGCTCTTCAGTTTAGCGTGTGTTAGGTTAGGTTGTGCTTAGCGCTTGATTAAGCCAGGCTTAGCTGCTGGCTGTGCTTGTGTGCCTTGTGTGTTTTGCTTTGTTGCTGGTTGTGTCTTGTCCACAATGTATGTGCTTGCTTTATGTGCACGTTCACTGAGGCCAAGGAGATCCTCCATTGTTGGATTGCTGATCTTCGCTGTGTCTACGTTGAACCGACTCTTACCCTGTATTGATAGCCTTGTGAGTGGTGTGCTAAGACTTCTGTATTGACTATCACAATACATATGTACCACTGTGCCAAAGTGATGTCCTACCTTGGCTGAATAGTTAGCACTACCAAACCAAGGAAGTGTTCTTGCTTTCCTTGGCGGATCATCTGATGCTTCTATGTTTAGGCTGTGGCATATCATTATTACCGTACATTTGGCTGCTTGGATTGCGCTCAGCATAGCATTAGCATTGGTGGTAAATTCGTACCAATGCTTTTGTCCATGATTGTGGTCAGGATTGCTTGCAATCGCCAGGCTGAAGATGCTCGACGCAAGCTGAGTACCAGAATCTATGATGAGTACATCTTCCTTCTTCAGTTTGCCTAGGCACCAGGTAGAACAGTTTTCATTGCGAGTCTGTACCAGTTTACGTTCTACTGCGTCATAATGCAGCGGCGTAGGACTTACAAGAAGTGGAAGCATTATCTTTGCTCCCTGTGCTGTACTAGCTCTGAATTCTGCTGTGTTAAGCCCTAGCAAGGCTGCTGTCCCTGGATCAAGCATTGTCTTGTCTGGAATAGGCAGATGTTCAAGCTTAGCTAGTTCTTCTGGCTTGAAGTAGTATTCATTTTCTGCTGTCTTGGCTGTTGCTATGGTAGCCAAGCCATCCTCAAGATCAGCCCAGATGATACGACCGAAGCCTGACATCTTGCTAATGGTGGCTGCTACCAGTGTCTTGCCTGATCCCGGAGGTCCATAGAGCAAGAACTTGTTAGGTAGGCTCTCTGCTTCTTCCCTTACTCGTTTTGCCATATCCCATACTGTTATGATTGCCATGATTATGTTGCTCTGCTTATGCTCGTTTCATCTCATCGCTGAGTAGGGTTTGGATATGCATATCAAGGATGACATTACTGTCTCGTTCCTCATCCATCTCATTCTGCGCATCTGTACTCTTGGTCTTGCTTGTCATTGCAAGCTGATCACATATGCCATAGTATTCACATACTCGTCCATAGTTTGTGCATACTCCACCCCATGTCTTAGGAAAGAATGCGTTCTCTTGCATCCTTCCTATGTACTCGTAGCGCATGAGCAATCCCATAAGCGCACTTAATCGTTCGGTGTAGTTGTGTGCTATATCAAGCACAATGATCTTAGCATCCCAACTATTGGGTACTTGATTGATAAGATACACAGTGTCCCAACTGTGCTCTGCATACTCTGGAAATAGGTAGGGCAGTGGAAGTGAATAGAGAATACTCTGTGGCGAGTTGGTGTACATAGGGCCTAAGTCACCTGTCCACTCTGTTGTCTTCACTTCAAATACCACCGGCTTACCTGTTGGCTTGTGTAGCATGATTGCGTCAGCAAATAGCACATAGTAGTCACGCTCTCCCTCTGCGTCTAGCCATAGCCTTGCACCTACTTCCATTGCTGGCCTGGTATTGCCTTGCTTGTCCTTCATCTGTAGTGGTGCATATTCGTCGAAGGGAAACTGTTCTGCTACACGAATCAAGCTAGTGAAAAGCATCTGTAGCTTCTTCTTATTGCCCTCAACCCTGTAGTCCCAACGAGTGAAAGCGGTAGCAATAGCTTGCTCTATGTCACCTCCTGTCTGTAACAGCATAGCCACACCATCACCAAAGGCATGGCCATACATAGTATGTGCGGTTGCTTCTCGCTCGCTGTATTCACCTGTCTCAAGCAGCTTATATAGCTGAAACTTGCGAGGACAGAAGTCGAATAGCTTGTCTGACGACCAGGATAGTCTCATTGCGTTGTGCTCCTATGTTCTGCTGTGTGTTGTACGCGGCTAGTACACTGCATATATATTAGCGTCACTACCTTCCTCTAATATCCAATTTATTCTATTCTTCGCCATAGTTGCTACCTTGAGTTTGTATTTATTGGCCGTATGTTGTCGCCAGAATACTTCGTTGTATTCACGTAGCACATAGGCTTCATGCTTCGTCTGTTGTGTGCTCATATCTCAAGCTCCTCTGGCTCTGCTTCGCCAGCTGCAATCGCTTTCGCTTTCTTGTTTGTTGCTCTCTTAGCTTGTCCTGCCTCTCCTATCTCCACACTCACCTTGCTTAGCATCTGTGCAGCAAGACAGAGTTCGCCTATGTGTGTAGGTAGCATGATCTCTGTGCATTTGGTAGGATCATCTAGCAAGATTTGATTCACTTGGATGAACCCAGTGCGCAAGGCTTCCAAGTCTACGCCCTCTCTGTGCACCAGTGTCATGAGTCCCTTCATAGCTGCATGAAGATCTCCACCATAGACATCAGCATGCTGGTCCACGCTATCTAGTGCAGCATCCAGATCGAAAGCAGCTAGCACTTCTTGCTTTGTGGTAGGTTGCTCGTCCTCGTTGCTCCCGCTACGTCGCTGCGCTCCTTGCTCTCTCGGCTCTGGCTCATATTCGATTTCTACGTCATCGCTCTCTAATAGCTCATCCAGCGCTGTTAGGCTGTCATAGCTAATAAGTTCGTCATGTGCTGCTTGTAGCTCGAATGTTATGGTTTCGCCTGATGCAGTTATTGCGGTTGCCGTACCCTGCTGCTCCTCAGCCACCGTTACTGGATTAGGTGTGGGTGTGGGTGTGGGCTTAGCCTTGGGTGTGAGTATTTTGCGCTTGATGATTGCCATTGTCTTGCCTCTATTCTGCTTCGGCTTCGTCTGTTTCGAGTGGAAGTATGGTAGCCAGGGTAGTCACAGCTAATGCTGCTGGTGTGACCTTCTTGCGTATCTCGGGTACAATACTTGCTTGTTGTTGCTGCTTCTGTTCTCTGCTGTCAAGGGTAAACAAGATGCGTGTGTGTGGTATCGCTGTTGCTTGTTGTGCTTGCTCTGCATACAAGTCTGTGAAGATGCGACGACTGTCTCCATCTTCCTTCATACGCCTGTTGTATGCTTGCTTAGCGTATGTCATTGCACGCCTGACGGCAGAGACATTGTGCGTAGGGCAAGTGAGTACAAGCTGTCCCTCATCGAGCAACTGTTCATAGAGTGTTGCAAAGGAAGGAAATGTGGTAGTGTCTGTGCTGAGGTCATTCATTGTAGTGTTGCTCTGTGCTAGAAAGGAAGTTCTATTGGAATAGGTGTCTTCATTACATTCTTATCTGTGCGAATACCTGTTGGTTTGATATAGAAATGTAAGATCATTAAGGGTTCATTATGCTCACCTACATGTGGCTCCATCCTAGTGTGCATACGAATATCACCTGTCTTATTGAAATAGCGAAATTTTACGCGTCCAATGACCTGTTTAACCTTTGGTATCTGGTCATTGCGCATACATAAGGAAAGCTTTTTGCGCTCAAGTAGCACAGTGTAGATAAGAAAGTATGTATGGCAAGAGTAGTCTGCTGGTGCGACAAGGTAGCCATTGTTTGTTTTGAGTGCCATGATGAAAGTGTTGCCTATGCTATGCTATGCTATGCTATGTGTGTTGTGCAACGTCCTTGTCGCTTGCGTTGCTTGCGTTTATCCTGCGCTGTCTTGCTTGCTTGTCTCAGGATCTACATCATAGACTTGCGTTCCTTTACAATACTCCCTGGCTTCTTCTACTGTCTCTGCCACATGTATTGTTTGCCAGCCAGTGTTGGTCAGCACTTGTACTACCTTTCCTTCCCGTAACATGGAGTTGCCTGCTGCTTGTGCTGCCCGCTGTGCTGGGGTACGGGTGTCTACTTGCTCTGCTTGTGTGTTATTCATTGGTGTGTTAGCCTCGTGTGTTAGCCTTGTGGGTTGTGGGTTGTGCATACCATTGCAACCAAGCTGTCCTTAGCATGTCCCTTGTCCATCCATACTCTGCTTGCAAGAAGCTCCAGATTAGTGCTTCGCCTGGGAACTCTGCAATGTTGTTTGCATTACATCCGTATAATAGTGCACCTGTTTGGCTGTGTCCTTGTATTTGTAGGCATCCTGTGCACAGTATAGGCAAGCGATAAGGTTGCTGTCCTGTGAGTACTGTCCAGTATGCGTTTCGCGCTGTAGCATCAAGCAGTAGGCTAGGGTGATGCCTCGTCTGTACAAGGTAAGAGATTGTGCTTAGCTTGCTCTGTGTCTGCCGCAATCTCCAATGTATGCCGAACCACACTTGCATTTGTGCAGGAACATAGAGCGTGAAAGGTAAGGATGCGGGTATGCTCATGCTGCGCACTCTATGGCTTCGTCGGCTAGTTTAATTTTGCTCATATCAATGGTGCGTAGATCTCCCTCATTGAAGCAAGCTATCTTCTCTGCTAGGCTATTGCCCTTTAGCCTTGGCCGTTGTATTGCATCCTGATAGATAGACAAGTCTCCCAGTAGTGCACAACGATTCCTTGCTCTAGTAATCGCAGTGTAGACTAGCTCTCTGCTAGCCATAATGTTGTGCGTAGCATGAAGCAGCACGAATACTCTATTCCATTCGCTACCTTGTGCTTTGTGTACTGTGAGAGCATAGCCTAACTGGAAGTTGCTATCTGCAAAGCTGCCTACCGAGCTAATACATATTAGCTCGCCCGTGTCTAGTTCTATGCTTACAGTGTGCGATGCTTGCCTCACTTTAGCTTCTGCTGCCTCAGCTAGCTCTGCTTCACTCTCACTAGCTGAGCCTGTACGAGCCTGCATAAGTGCCTCATATGCTTCATCTGCATCACTTTGGTCGATAGTTTCTAACTCGAAAATAGCTTCGCTATCGCTAGCTAGCTCATATGCACCTGCGCTTGCACCTGTGCTCTGTAGTTTGTGGCCAAAGTAGTTTATGTGCTTGCCCGACTTAGCGTGTGGTGGTGTCTTACCTGAGTATGCTGGGTTGTCTGCTATCCCTACAACTACACCTTCAATTTTGTTAACTAGCACTCTGTCACCTTCTGCAAGGTAGAGAGTCTGTTTAGCCTTTGTTCCACCTGCATAAATAGCATAGACAAGTCTGTCATGTCTGTATGCTAGTTCGCTTGCAATGATAGCATTAGCTGTCTTAGCATTCACATATTCCTGGTATTCGTAGCGTGCAGCTGCTAAGCTTATCTTACCTTCACGTTGTTGCCGCTTTAGCCGAGCAAGAATATGTGTGTTATCTTCCTTGTACATAGGAATAAGGAATATGTCCTCGCCTGGAGTAAATTCATCTCTATCTAGCAATACCTTAATACACTTAGCAAGGTACTCCCCATGCACTAGTGCAGCTGTATTCTTGTCAGGCTTAGGCGAACCATACTTTGCTTGGTTCTTCTGTTGCCAACAGATCACAGCAAACTCATCTCCAGTGCTTTCATTCTTTGCTGCTTGTGGAAACTCTCCTCGAAGGATGCTATGTGCTGCTGCGATGATAGGGGACTCTGCTGCTTGCCTATGGAAGAAGGTTAGCTCAATCACAGGCAGTTGATTGAGTCCGTAAGATAGTATGCTCTTTCCTCCTACAGGTGGCAGCTGGTTGATATCCCCTACTAGCACAACTTGCGTACCCTGCTCTGGAGATAGCGCATCATAGAAGTATGACCATATCTGGCGTGCTGCTAACTCATCCTCTCCAGTGTCTTCGTTAGCTACACCTACACCTATCATGCTTGCTTCGTCCAGCACTGCACAGGATAGCCCTACCAAGGGATTGCACTTTGTACGTCCAGGCATAAACTGACGCGACAGTCTAGGTTGTCCATCTTCTGTTGTGCTTTCTACTTCTACAGGCTCAAACTCACATAGCCCATGCAAGCTCATCATATTAGGGCCGAATCCAGCATAAGCTAGCTCTGCGCTAGCTAGTACCTTTTGCCTTAATACACCTACTGCTTTGTTAGTGAAGCTTCCTATGTACATAGCTGGACCTAGCTTGTGCGTGTCCTTCTGACTTGTACGCATATGCACTGGAAGCTTATACTCGTAGCGTAGTTCAGGATTCTTACGTGCCCATGCTATTGCGATAGCTTGCAACAAGAGAGTCTTTCCGCTGCCTGCTGGACCAGTGAGCACAAACGAGCTTCCGCTCCAAAGGAACCAAGCTACTGCATAGCATTGGTCTGCATCCAGTGTGAGTATCTGTCCAGGATAGCGAGGATTAGGGACTTCCCATACCATCCAAGGGAGCATAGAATTGATTGTGTCGTAGGCTGCTTGCAGTGTTGCTTGCTTATCCTTGCGTTTCATGGTTGCCCACATAGCAGGAAAGGGCAACATGAAGGATGCGCTATCTGTCCATTGTGCTGCTTGTGTAATTACCTTATCTTTCCATGTACTGTAGGCTTCTTGTATAGTTGCGCGTATCCATGCACGTGTTTCGCTATCATGCACACCTTGCTGTGTAGTGCTGAGTGTGCAAGTAATGCTGTGTGCTAGTGTGCGCTTATGCCAAGCAATCGGCAGAGGATAGGTGAAGGCTACTAAAGTTGGTTGTGCTTTTTGGATCGCGCCAAGCTTAACAGTGGAGCCAGTTGTGCTGCTTTGTCCTTTGTATAAGGTAGCTTGCGTGTGTGCTGCCCGTTTGTATCTGTTGTTCTTAATGATTGCCATGATGCTTGTGCTCTATGTGGGGTAGCCTATGGAATACTCTACTAGTCAATATCCAGTATCTCTGGCTCACCAAAGGCTTGCTTAGCTTCGTTAAGCATCTCTTGATCTGCTTGGGATAGCTTGCTGAGCATTGCAACATTACTTGTGCCTTGTGCTGTTTCTCTGTCTAGCATAGCCTGATACTGGACGAGTGCAAGGGAAAGCACACGCTCGTATCTAGCACGTGCAAGCAAACTAGGAAAGGTACCAATAAGTCCTCCTTCTTTTGTGTGCACATTGCTCTTGGTAATTGAAGTTGCTTTAGCTTCTTGGAAGAATGCACAGACTTCTTGCAAGTCTGCCGCACATAAGCTTGTGAGTGATTGCGTGCGAAGCAGGCTTAGCATGTCTTTCCATGCTTGTGCAGTCTTAGGTGTAGGTTGAGATGGTTTGAGTACAGCTAGCCATGCTGAAGCATTGCTGAGTGCATCTGCGATAGGAATGCTACGCGTGTTGCGTACTAGTGTGTTATGCGCTTCGCGCTGTGGTGCATCAATAGGCCGAGCAATCTGTTCTAGTTTTTCTCGCTTAGCTTCTATGTGCTGTTTCCCTTCTAGTGTGCTATGTACTATGAGGTCTGCTATTCCTTGTGCAAGGAGTGCAACAGAAGTGTTTCTTGCTCCTGTGTCTTCTGTTCTACATGCTTCAATCAGTTCTTCTAGGCTTTGCTTCCTATCTGCAAAGGAAGCACACATGCAGGCTTTCCATAGCACACAAAGTTGGGAGTGTGTTGTGTGCTCGCAGAGTGCTGCATTGGCTAATGCCAAGTGTTGCGCGGTAGTATGATGTAGCACAGGCAAGCAAGTAGCGCCATGTGCTGTTGTGCGTGCAGTAGTAAGGTGCCATAGAATGTCACCCACTACTACACATGACGGGATGCTATCCCTTTCGCTACTTGTGCCTTGTGCTAGCTTGAATCGAAGGCTCTGGAGTGCTTTGCTATCCTGCCATAGCGGTGCAAGGGCTACATGGGAAGTCTTGTATGAGCCTAGCGCGTATTGGGTAGCGTAGTGGGTTTCTAGTCCGGTACGTGGACAAAGCAGTGAATACTGAAATAGTGGAAGTGTGTTTTCGTTTGTTGCTTGCATGATTGCTTATCCTATGATGTGTGAGAAGTAGTGAGCTAGTTAGTTGTGGTCGTTTGTGTTGTGTGTGCTTGTGCTTGCTGTAGCCTACGTGTCAGCAAGCTAATCAGTTTGCGTACCGCTATGTAGTGTTCCGCACTTTCCATTGCATAGCTGTGTGTATGAAACCCCTTAGCTTCGCACCACACAAAGACTGTTCTTGCGCCTGGACGCTTCTCGCCTAGCTTATTAGCTTGGTGTGCAGTCCAGCATACTCTGAGTCTGTCGTGCTTCATTTGGTAGACTTCTATTGCACAGACTAGCTGCGTGTTACTGCCCTTATGCCTGTATAGTCTGCTTTCACTCATATGTTGTGCTGCATTTTCGCCTATCTGTTCGATTGTGTAGGCTAGTCGTTGCATAGCTGTGAGTAGCTTATCCCCTAGCGGGTATTCACCTTGCCTTGGCTCCCCATTGTTGTATGCATCCCATGCGTCTGTGTATTCTATTTCTATTGTTTGCATTGCATGTGCTGCATGTGCTACGTGTGCTGTTTGTGCTTTCATGCTTGCGTCTCTTGTGTCCCTTGGGTTCCCACTACTTCACCAATAAGAAAACCTATCCATGTAGTGCGATCCATGTTATTGCGTGTCAGACTCACAAGATAGAGTGAATCTAATTTAGGCGACCAAACCATTGGTATACTTGCACTTGCACTTTCGCTTTGTATGCTGTTGTGTGCTGTGTGTGCCCTAATTGCTGTGCTGCTAGTGTGAAGGAACCCAATCTTCCCATCTCCTATCCGCTTGTATGCCTGTTCTTTCCCCGCTTGTGCTGGCATTGCACGCACTAAGCAAAGGTGTGGGAGTGTCTGTGCGTATGCAAAAGCGAAAGAGTCGCTGATTGTCATGCTTGTGTTGCCTATGAGGTGTTGATATGGGCTAAGGTAGGCTAAAAAGTGCTGCCAGAGTGTGTCCGGTTTGCGCCGACACTTCCCGATTGTCGCATAAAAGGAAATGTGGTGTCAAGTAGAAATGTGGATTTTTTCTGTGTATTTCCTGAAATTTCAACGATTTAAGAAAAAATGTGGAATTTTGTCGATTGTGGCTGTAATTTTCCCATTTATTTTTCTTCAGTCTTTTCATTAGCTTGCGAGCGTGTCAAGCGTTAATTTGTCCACATTTGCCAAATGTTGCAAATATTGCCTGTTTTAGGGGTGCCCGAGTGCCCTTAGCCGCAAATATTTCGCTTGACACGTCTTTTTTCTCGCCGATGTGCTTCCTTAGACCCTTGGCATAGCTTATTTTGCCTATCCTTAGCTATTTAGTACCTTCTTAGGCCCTGCCAGACCCTCTGCGAGCGCGCTATCTTTCCCCTCTGTATTTTTTATTAAAGGATGAAGAAAAAATTAAGATAAGAAAAGGCGCTAAAACACTATGTACAGCCTTAGTAAGAGAATACTAGAGAGCATCTGGCAAGGGTTTTTAGTACTAGCTTAGTAATATTGAGAGCGTGAAATCCGGTTTTAGAGTGCGTGGATATTAGAATCCCCCCGGACCCCCCCTTTTTTTGCAATATCTGCCACATTTTGCTACATTTTGCTACATTTACAAAATAAGCTCTCTATGTTGTTGTTTCCATTACATATTGCAACTGCTTCAAATGTGGATCCACATTGCTAGTGCTTCACAACATTTTGCGACATTTGCATTGAAAGTGCTCTATCCTTTTGTTTCGCTTAGCTTTTCAAATGTTGCAAACCAAATAACGACATTTAGCTGTGCTTTGCCACATCTGCAACATTTGCACGTTTTTGTTCGACATTTCTATTTTAGTCTCTCTTTAGCTTGTGTTGCTTGTGTTGCTTGCTGCTTAACTTTTTGTGTACGAATTGTCTTACGCGCTTGCTTGGGCTTTGTTGTATTTCCTTATTCGCCTCTATATGGTCTAAGCATATGCTATTTTTCCTCTTGCAGCTTTACTATTGCTGCGTGTGCCATATACCAGCCTTGCTATTGCTGGTTGATGCTAAGCATATGTTATTTTAGCTCTCGCATAGTTAATTTAACCAATTTAGTCCGCCCGTTTTGTTTTTTAACAAAATCGGCTTTTTCATGCCTTTTTCGCAAAACGTGTTTACTAATCCTTAGCAATTTAGCTTGTACTATTGAGCTTGTGTTGTTCTTCCGTGATTACCAAAGTAGGCTTTGCCGAGTTCGTTCGCTTTTTCGCTTGACAGTTTGTCTTTCGCTGTGCTATTTGCGCACGCGCACGTTCTATTGATTGTTTTAGCTAGTTGCTTGTGTTTGTAAGAATCCCCCGGACCCCCCTTTTTTCCCATGACGCGCTCATGGTTATTTTCTTGTTTAGCCTGTCTTGCTAACCTTGTGCTGTTTTAGCCTTGTACTAGCTTAAAAAGGTGTTGACTCTGCTTTGTTGCGCGAGTAAGATACTTTTCATGGTGATCTGCTTCTCGCAGGTTTCCAAGGTCCGGAAAATCTCCGGTATGCTTTTCCTCCTAATCCTTTGTTACGAGTATTTGAATCATGGCTACCAATAAGACTGTTGCTGCTTCTGAGTCTGCTTCCACTAATGTTGCTGAGCAAGAAAACCTTGCTCCGCTTGTTTCCGCTCACTTTGCCTCGCTTTGCCCAATTGGTTGGGGGCAAATTACACTTGGCAAACAAGCGCAAGTTCGTATTGGCAATAAAGACAATAAGAAGAAACCTACCATTTGCTACATTCCGCTTTCGCTTCCTTATCCTGACTCTGCGCTTGGAACTCCTGTGCAAGATTCAGACGAGTTAGCATTCTTGCGTGAACTCAAGGCTAAGCAAGACAAAGAAGCATTATCCGGTGTTGCTTCTGATTCTACTGAGTCTGCTTCGTCTGCTTCTGATACCAGCGAAGAAAATGGTGATAGCGAAGAAGACGCTGACAGTGTTTCGTTGGTTGACAATCCTGAAACCGATCCTAGAGTCTGGACATATAAAGAGCCAGCATTGCGAGTAATGCACAGCGTTACTCTTAACGCGCTCAAGTCTCTCGCACTCATGGGCAAGGTTTCTGGTGCGGGCACTGTTCGCAGCCCTGTTATCTTTCCTGATCTCGCTACCGCTGTTGACGCTGTTACCTTTTCTCCAAAGGTAGAAACTTTGCCTGATAGCTGGCAAGCCTACCTCGCTTTGCTGGAAGCTAAGGGAACGCGTCTCACTCCTGCTCAGAAGCGTGCTAGTCTGATTGCGGCTGCTAATTCGCTTAGTGCTGCTAATCCTACGCTTAACATCCTCAAGATGCTTGTGGATGCTACCGGAACAGTGCGCTCTGTGCTGCTGTTCTGGCTTAATAATAATCCTGGTGTTCCTACCGCCCAAGGATGGGCTAACATCATGCGGAATTGTGAGTATGTTGAAAAGGCTAAGCGTAATCCTGCAAGCGAAGCTAAGCTAAGCGATTATGGCCTCAGTGAAGGTTGGGAACAACTTGCACTGGCTAGCGAAAAAGGAGAAGGCAAGGGAAGTGTTGCCGTAGCAAGCGATATTCGCTCAGCACTGGCTATCGTTAACGCTGGCAGTGTCGAAACTGACTCTGGGGAAATCCTGGAAATCTAGGATCGGTCGCCGATTCGATTCTGGGGCCATTTTCAGCCGCTTTCAGGCGTTTCCAGATCGAATCTGCTCAATCGTATGCCGGGCGCACGGAAGCGCTCAGAAGGGCGGAAAAAGGGAAAGGTGGCTCAAGCAACATCACATAGGTTAGGTAACATATCATGCAATCTTACAATGCTCGTCGCGTTTCTGAATCTGCCCGGTACATTGCAGACAGCAAGCGCACTATTCGCTTAGAGCAAAAGCGTCTGGTAGCACTCTCGCATCCTGCAATGCGCAAGCTAGTAGACGAGTCTGCTTCGTTTGCTTGGAATACTGTGGTAAATGTAGTAGACAAGCAATTGCGTATCGACGAAAGGTATTGGCACAGCGATACGGAAGAATGCGGCACACATATCACTGCGCTTAATGCAACCGATGTAGATAGCCAGTCTTACAAACTTGAACAGATCGTGGAGCGAAAGATAGCTGGTATGCGTGGCTGGAAAGTACGCTATGAGATAGTGGCATACTCAGCTATTTCGGAAGAAGATATGCAAACCTTGCGTGATCTTGGCAAGCTAGTGAAGCAGACTAGCACACAGACTTATGAGACAATGGTGTGTAGTAGGTAGCCTGTAGGCTGCTATTCCGTGTCTATGATAGGGTACCCTAGCACTCGCTGGGGTATCCTGCTATCTGGACCCATGAAATAGGTGTTGCATTGGGGTAGCAAGGTGCGGTAATATGGCAGTGTGCTATAAGCACGGGCCAAGCCTATCAACCCCTCAACCACTGACCATAGGATACCGAACATGAACATTCTCACCATTTTGCGCACCGATTGTGTTGATTGCTCGCCAGTGCTGTTAGCCAATTGGGATGTGTTTTACCGGGACTTCTCTTTTCTCAAGCAAGTGTCCAGTGCGTCCTATAACAAGGGTAAGGGTATGCAGTACAAGTTTAAGGATACCCTGATCGACACCAAGGCGCGCTATACCGTTTGGGATAGTGCAGTACAGGTCTAGCCTAGCACTCTACCAACTAGCCCCCAGTGCTCAAGTAGCCTGGAGGCTTTCTTAGCACTGTACCGTACACGGTGTGTGCTCTGCGAGGCAAGAGAAGAAGCAAGGAATAGCTTACTATCGTTCGCTATGCCGTTAGGTAGGGTCTCCGACCCTTTTACCCTGTCGCAAGCGACTGTATCATAGGCACCATACCCAATTTTCTAAATTTTTCCTTCACTACTAACTTTGGCTTAGCAACATAATGAATATAGGCACAACACAGAGCACTGGACCTCTCTACGCACTAAGCTATGTGCTAAGCGTGAGCATATTAGGGATGATAGGGGCAGGCATATGGGCAGGCAAAGTGTCAGCGGATAATCCGATCAGCATGCTAGTCATTGGGAGCTTGCTCACGATGCTAGGGCAGATTGTAGGGTACTGGTTTGGGAGCAGCGCAACACAAAGGCAACAGACGCGCGCAACAGACCAGCCCACGCAGCCAGGCACACAAAGCCTAACGACTACGCAACAGAATGTAGAGACAATCGTGGAGCGAATGAAGCTATGAGCAGCACACAAGCACACGACTACATGAGCCAACAATGGCTAGCACACTTCTTTGCAGGATGGAGAGTAGCATTTAGGAAGCTGAGCAGTACACAGCAGGTGGAAGGGATCGAATGGCTGCTAGCACAGCAGACACAAGCAGGGCTAGATGGGTATCCGAAGAACAATCTGGCACTAGACAGATGGCAACACAGCTATGTGCTCGCCACCATTCACTGGGAAACTGGGACACGGATGCAGCCTTGCAGGGAAGCACCAAACAGCACAGAGGAATGGCGTGCGAAGCACTTACGCTACTGGCCATACTATGGACGAGGATATGTACAGATCACACACAAATACAACTACGCATATGCAAGGGAACTAACAGGACTAGACTGTGTCGAGCAACCGGATCTTGTGCTTGACAAACGCATAAGCTATATGCTATGTGTACATGGAATGCTGAGCGGGCAATATGGGAGACCGCTTGGCAGATATGTGGATAAGCAAGCAGGACGCAAGCAATACACAGCAGCAAGGCAAAGTGTCAATGGCAAGGACAAGGCAGCTGAGATAGCAGCAATCGCAAGGGAATATGAGAAGCTGCTAACGCAAGCGAGCACACTAGCACACTAGCACACTAGCACACTAGCACACTAGCACACTAATATGATAAGAGATACACCATTATGGATATTCATGGCTTGCCTTATGTGCTTACTGGTGGGCATAGCCATAGGTATCCTAACAGGAAACTAGAAACTCGTCTGGCGCGTCACCAAAATGCGCAAGCAACCTTACTAACACTTCCTACAGCCTCAGATGAGGCCGGACCGACGCACCATGAGCAGCACTAACGCACCAACAATCATTCCACTAGCTGGACAATACAAGATAGGGTTACCCACTGAGCCTGTGCTGCTTACCTTGCACGCATACAGTAGATATCCCACAGCAGTTAGCATCTCTGACTGGTGGCTGACAGCGCCTAACGGAAGTGTGATAGAGCAGATTGATTGGGGGCAATTCTTGCTTACCATGCCAGGGATATACACTGGAGGGCCACTAGCAAGCGAAGGGACAAGGCTAATAGAGGAGCAGCCAACGAGCTTTCCAGTCTATACAAGGAGCCCAAGCGTACATAGCACTTGGACATGGATGGTAGCAGACACAACTCAAGTAGAACATGACTACACGTTAGCAACACAGAGCACTTTCCTGGATCTTACCTTCGTAGCAGCAGACACGCTTGCACCACTATCCTACACAGAGGTGCAGATGCTAATACAGGCCCATCAATATGGAGCAGGAGCCTACACAGCAAGTGCAGAGGGCAAACTACAGGTGCTTACCTGGATAGCAGACTGGCTCACTTGCATAGCGTACAGAGAAGGTGGCAGATACGAGTTAAGGATAACAAACTTTTGGGAGTTAGCACAACCAGGTAGCACTACGCAACTCACCTTACAGCTGGCTTGGATAGCAGACTGAGTGCAACGAGCCTAGAGAGTAATATATGAGCCTACCAACAGCACACAGAGAACGCATTGCAGAACTACTGTCACACAGAGTTCCGCAAGTAAGGATAGCTGCGGCTGTAGGAATCACACCAGGCAGGTTGAGTCAGATCATCGAAGAGGATGCAGGACTACACAGTCTTCTTACGCAAGCAGATGCTAAGAAGGTAGACCAGGATGTGCGTAGAGGCAAGGCATATGAGAACATAGAAGGCATGATGATTCGCAAGATGCCAGAGATGGTAGGTGAATGCACTAGCTTAGGAGAGCTTACTCGCTCGCTTGCTATCCTTCAGGACATTCGCAACAAGGAAGCAGGCTATGCGCTACCTGGGGATAGCACAGGCATTGGAACTGGGGTGCAGATCAATCTATCTGCTGTCGCTAATGCACAAATAAATGTTGTAATTGGGCCAAACAGGGCTATAATAGAACTAGCAGGACGCAATGTGCATCCTATGACGCGACGCAACGCAGAGGACTATCTCAGAAATGAACACCCTACGCTCCCCGAACAACAAGGTCAGGTCCGCTATGAGCCGGAAATCCTCCCCATTTGAGCTTGTGCGCTGCGAGCATACGCACACTGTACCTAAGCAAGCACAGCAAGCTTACGAAAGCATGCAGAAGAAGGGTCTGCAAGGGCTGATGAAGCAGCTTGGGTACACAAGCGAGCAATTGGCTATAGCTGCATAGCATGGATGCCCATTCGCAAGCATCGCCAGACCAGATCAGGAGACTAGCCAGCGTACAGCTTGATGTGTTCGCTGGCTTAGTCATGCCTGAAATCGCTATCTATGCCTTTCCTCCCTTCTATCAAGAGCTATGGATACTCTGCATTCGTAGCTTTATGGAGCTTAGCCCGGATAACAAGCTCTTCAAGCTCCTGCTTGTGCTTCCACGTGGACATGCAAAGACAACCTTCATTAAGCTGCTTGTTACTTATTTGCTCATTCACAGGCTAGCGGATTTTGTAATGGTGCTCTGCGCAAGCGACAACAATGCAGAGAGCTTTGCAAAGGACGTTGGTACAATGCTAGCGCATGCCAATGTACGCAAGTTATATGGAGACTGGGAAGCAGGGCTAAAGGAGGACAATGCAGCTGAGAAGGTAGCATACTTCATGGGAAGGAAGTGCATACTGAAGGCAGCTAGCATATTGTCTGGCTCCGTGCGTGGCACACAGAAGGAGATGAAGCGGCCAGACGTGATTGTGTTCGATGATGTGCAGACTAAGGAGGTAGCAGAGAGCGAAAAGAAGACAGAGGTGGTAGAGGATGCTATCTTTGGTACAGCCTTGCTTGCTGCTTCCCCACACAGATGCGGAATTGTCTACATAAGCAATAGCTATCCGCGCAATTGCATAGCAGATAAGATAGCTGCATCAGGCGAATTCATCACATTGCGCACTGGTGCTATCCTTGCCAGTGGTGACGCGCTTTGGCCAGAGTTACATAGCATAGCCTCGCTTAGGAGTTCATGGAGAATAGCGGCAGCAGTTGGTAAGGGTCACTTGTGGATGGCGGAGATTCAAAATTCTCCCCTAGAGAGTGATGGGGTTCGTCCTTTGCTTCCTGACGGTGACTTTGCTCTAACGATACTTGACCCCGCTTACCAAAAGATTGGTGCTTTTGTTACCATAGATCCAGCAGGTAGTAATAAGGGAGCTGACGATACCGCAATAGGGGGCCATGTAGTATATGAGGGCAAACAAATAGAGTTGGCAGCACTAGAAGCTGGCTTAATGGACCCAAGAAAGACTATTATGACTGCACTAAAAGTAGCAGAACAGGTACATGCGTCATTGATCTTTGTTGAAGCTGTAGCTTATCAGGCTTCGTTATCATTTTGGGGTAACGAGGTACTAAAGGAATTATACTTAGAGAATTCCTATCGCTTTGTTCCTTTACAGGCAGGCAGGGCTAGCAAATTAGCCCGCATAAGGGCCTGGGTAGGCGAATTACTGGGCACGCAATACTGCATAACAGATAAGGACATTAAGCAACAGATATTATATCAAGCCCTAGTATTTGATGCTAGGAAAAATGACAATCGTGATGATCTTTTGGATACAGCCGCGTTTGGTACAATAGTAAGAAACAATTACATGGATGAGGTAATTGAAGCTAGTTATCAATTCGGGCTGTTCCAAGACAAGCTACCGGTTGAGCAGACTAGCGGAAGCGGACTAGGAAGGCAGATAGCGCTGACTTACAGTGGTAGGCAATAGAATTACTTTACTTTATGTTGCTTATGGAAAGAGCCGCAGGCGGTAATACACCTAACACAATTGACCCGGTATACTACAATGGCACTTATTAAGAAACCAGCACAGTCAATATTAAAATTAGTAAAAAATACAGGAAGCAAGATAGTGGCTAAAGCTGTACCAAAGATGCAAATGTACAGTACAAGTCAACATATGGATAAGACTAGGTCCGGTTCTCTAGATTGGTATATAGAAGCTTACTATGCTTCTCAATGGCAAATGACAACGCGCCAAAAGGAAGTATATCATAAGCAACAAAAAGGAAAGATTGGTCCTGGGATGCTGTACTACTTACAGGGAACTAATAAGCTTACAGGTGAGGCTGTATACGCACTTACTTACACGAGTAAATTAAATAGAGGACATAGCAAATTCTTTACTACTGCGGCTCTTATGAGTGGTGATTTAAGAGTAAGTGTACTTGGTAAACAGCGTTTTGAGAGTAGTAAAGATGCCTGTGCATGTAAGCACTTTATTCTTCTACAATGGGCTATGCAAGGACAACAACTAATAGGGCCTGAGTGGATTGATGTACTAGCTAGTTTGCATTATTTTGCTTCGCCATTAGTAGAGCACCAATGAGCACCCAGCACCTATACAATCTGGCTGCCCTAGCAACAGGCATAGCCAAGGCCAAAGAGAGTGTCTTCGTAAGAACTCTAGCGGCTATGGAAGGGCCAGCATGGGTCTACTATGCACAAGTGAGCAAAGGACGTGAGCACTGCTACTACCTAGGCTACACTTCTAGGGACCCAGAGAGTAGATGCAAAGAGCTTGTGCGGCCTAGCTTGCGCTCAGTCTACACAGTGCAGCTGCTAGACAAGTTGAAGTGCGCTAGCACACTAGAAGCGTATGAAAGGAAGCGCTGGCTAGTAGAACAGATAGATCGTTACAGAGAGCAACATAAAGTACCTTATGTTACGACTACCTGGAAGTATGCTGTGACAGCAGCACCAGAGCTTCATTCATTTAACATACTTGAGATCGGTCCTGCGATCCTACATACAGAGCGCGAATAAGATGGCCAAAGCCCCATTTAGCATGAAGTCGCACGATCTGCTTCTCGACTATGTTAAGCAGATGGCTAACCAACAAGGTGCTTGGTGGAGGAATAAGCTTGAGGCAACAGACCTTCTATACTATTGTATGTCAGGAGACATAGCTAAGTCTACAGCTATACAACATCGGCTTGAAGAGCTTGAGCTTGATAAGAGTGCAGTGCTTGAAGCTCCTGTGATTATCTCGCAAATAGAGACAGCAGTGGCTGTGCTCATGGACACCTTCCTTAGTGGGTATCCACTCTTTGGTGTGGTCGCTTCGCCAGAGAGACAGCAACAAGCACAGCAAGTTGAGACTCTCATTGCGTACTATGATGAGCGTGGAGCATGGAAGAACAACCTTATTCGTTTCTTTCGTGCTGCAACCAAATACTATGTTGCGCCAATAGGACTGGCAGACAAGTATGGATATGATCTTATGGCAGAGATCGACTTAGGAGATACTACAGGGAGTAAGGCGCGTAAGGTGAATGCCTATGTGCTTCCGGACCTTATTACTCCGGACCCTTACAACATGCTCTTTGACTACAGAGTGTTGCCTGCCGAGCTTGCAACACAAGGAGACTATGTAGGCTATGCAAAGATGATGACGCATGTCAGTGTGCGCGCAATGATCACTGCAATGCAGAATGCAGGGAATCTTACAGGAGAAGGATTGGTCAATTTAGATAAGCTTGACGAGACAACGATTCCTTATGATAAGTACTACATGCATCCTGTGATAAATGATGTAGGAACTTCGCCGCAAGGAAGATGGGATATCTGGCTTGCTGGAAATGCTCGGGTACGCAACAGACTTACAGCGGAAGCATACTACTACAACAAGCATGCTTTTGTACGCAGGCTATGGATACGCATCTTGCCTGAGGATTTTGAACTAACTCGTTATGCAAGCAGGACACCGCATGTATTTGAGCTTATAACATTCAACGATCAATACATCATCTACTTTCAGCCAGTCTACCTACGGGACAATTCATTTCCGCTTGGCATGGTAGACATGCAGAATGACGACTTTGGCTACAATGGCAAGAGTGAGGTAGACTTATTTGCGCCTTTTCAAAGAGCTGCAACCACCCTTCTAACAGCGGCTGCACTAGGAGCAGAGAGGTCTGTAGATGACAGAGCAATCTATGATCCCAACTACATTAGCAAGGCGAACCTAACACGCAAGTCTGGATCAGCCTACATACCCCTCACTAAGTCGCTTGCAATGGACAAAGCCATACCGCAGGTCTATCACAGCACACCCTTTGATGCTAGTGCTTCCTATGCACTTCCTAGCCTTATAAGGGAGATTGTGGGTACAGCACAGATGTTTCGTGGACGTAACAATTTTGCACAAGGATTACCACAGAAGGGTAATAGGACGCTTGGAGAGTTCTCTGAAGTGCAACAGAACTCAGATACGAGGCAACAGATGCCTGCAATGCTGCTTGAAGCCACAGCCTTCACAGATTGCAAGAGCTGGATCAAGCAATGGATCACAAACAAAGCTACACCTACCACACGACTCAATCAGCGTACTAAAGCTGCTGTGCAGATCGACCCACAAACCATTGCAGAGATCGACTACGAGTTTGCGCTTAGCACAGGCTACTTCAGCAAAGCGATGTTAGCTGGGTCTGATGTAGTGGAGCAAGCATTACAGGCTATCATCACAGTGCCTCCGCTACAGCAAGGCTACGATTTGCCTAAGCTCTTTGCGTACTTGATGAGCCTTAAGGGAGCTAAGGATCTAGATCAGTTCCAGCTTGCGCCCCAGCAACAGCAACAGAATGCAGCATTAGCAGCGCAAGCTGAAGGTGCGCCACAACAACCACAGGTGCCTGGAGTACCAATGTAATGCTTGAACAGATAATTGGCATATGCCCTAATGTATTTGGACCTATGCCTACTTTCACTGAGCGTGAGCAGGCAGAAGTCGATGCACTGCGCAACCTACCTATTCTGCACAAGCTGCTACAGTTTCATCTACAGAATGAATATCAGCTTATGATGGAACGTAATCCACTTGTAATGGATGGTGAGGCTTTGCGTGTGCATCATGCTTATGTAGCTGGTTGTTATGCACTGGCTAAGAATCTCTGTGACATTCCTTCCCTGCCTGAATAAGCGAGCAATACAACATGCGCACTTCTACCCTCTCTATAGTGACTGCTGAAGTACAAAAGCGGATTGAGTCTGCTATAGGGATGAATATCACAAATATACAGATACAGATATCGGAAGAGTCTTGTAATATTATGTATGCAGATGTGCGCATACGAATACATTATAATGCGTTAGACAAAGCGAGTAAGGAAGTAAGCGAGTAATGAAGTCTTAAATATTTTAACTATTTAATTCTTTCGTAATGGTATAATAGCGAGTAAAACAACATGAGTGCATTTGGTGATTTCTTCTTCAAGGCTGAGCCTGCAACGTCAGCTACTACTACTGGGGTAGGCACTGATAGTACAAGCAACACAGGCCAAGGACAAGGAGCGGACCCAGCAGAATCCGCAGGCAACGATAGCAAGGCAGACAGTGGCAAAGCGAGTCCGCCAAAAGACCTTGACGGCTTCTATGCGCTTATGCAACAATCGTCGAAAGGTGAAAAAGGCGATGCTACGCCTGCTACACCTATTGACTTGGAAGCCTTCAGTAACAATCCAGAGGCTATCCAGCAGATCGCTGGTAAGCTAGACTTCACTGAAGGACTCTCCGCTGAGATTAAGGCTGGCATCGAGAATGGTGATGCTAAGTCTATCTACGCAGCCATGCAAAGTATGGCTCAATCCTCCTACGCTGCCTCGCTTCGACATGCTTTGCTTCTCGCAGGCAAAGGTGTCTCATCTCAATCAGCCTCTTTCGACTCTCGTGTGCGTGCTCAAGTGCAGACTGCGTTAGCGCAGCAGGCAACTGAAGCTGCACTCCCTCCCGATGCTCATCCAGCTACCGCCCTTGTGCTTAAGAGCACTGCTGAAGGTTTACGCAAAGCTGTTCCAAGCATGACTGTACCAGAATCAGTACGTGCAGCAGAACAGTTCTTACGTGAGATGACAGGCAGTCTCGATAAGAAGAAGGTAGATAGCCAGAAAATGGATTGGGATGCTTGGATGGCTAAGGGAGGCTAATCAAAATTGATTTATACCCATAGTATCTTTATCCTTGGAGCACTAAAATGGCCGAAAGCCTTGCAACAATGAACCCTACTGGGATCTTCTCCGAAAGCTACAACGGAGATAAGGTCAATAAAGACAGCTTTGCTAACTTCATGATTCGTACCTTTCCTCGCGGTGCGCATCCTATGCTAGCTATGAGCCAGTACTGGAAGCCTATGCCTGGCGGTCCCGTGGTGCGTACCGAGCATGGCTATCATGTAAAGAAGTTCATCTTCGGCCACATCAAGATCAATGCCGTCGGTGGCTATGACAACGATGATGTCACATGGACGGTGGATAGCACTGCTGGCTTGATTCCTGGCGCAACATTCCAGGTGCCTGCCACACGTGAGATCATTCGCATTGTATCTGTTACCTCGGCGACGGTAGTAGTGGTTGCGCGTGCTTTCGGTCGTGTGGCTGCCAACGTAGTGGCTGACGATGCTGTGCTGTTCTGCACTGGCAATGCTCATACCGAAGCCAGCACACGGCCGGTAGGACGCACTACCAAGAGCCTCTATGTCCCCAACTACACAAGCATCTTACGCAATGCTTGGGGCATCTCTGGCTCTGCTGCTGCTTCTATGACACAAGTGAAGGGATACAATAACCTTGCAGAGACCAAGGAAGAGTGCGTGATGTTTCATGCGCTCGATTGGGAGCGCATTGCTATTTGGTCGCAGCCTATTGCGCCTGCAACTGATGCAGCCACTGGCAAGCGCATTCATGCTACGCAGGGCTTGGTTGATGCTATCTATCAACACGCGCCTAGCAACATCTATACTGCAGCCAGCACTACCACATATGCGCAGCTTGAAGCTATGCTTGAGGCTGCACTGATGATGGGTACGTCACTTGGCGCAAGCAGTGAACGTATCATTCTGACTGATACCACTGGCTACAAGGTCATCAGCAATATTGGTCGCATAGTCACCGCTACCATTGTGCAGATGGACTACGGCGCCACAGGCTATGGTCAGCGCTTCAACAAGGTGCGTACCACTCTTGGTGACTTCACCGTAGTTGAGGATGTGGTACTCAATGGCAACAACCAGCCCACTGGCATGGCCATCGTAATGGATCCAAGTATCATGGCAGTTGGCTACCTTGGTGGCAGAGACAGTATCGAAGAGTCCATCGAAGGTATTCGTGATGGTAAGGCTGATGGTCTTGACGCACAGGTAGGTGGTCTACTTACTGAGATGGTCATTGCTACACACGTGCCAAGCAACTGTGTTGTCATCAATGGCCTGACTGCGGCAGCTTAAGCTTCGGAGGATAGTACTATGGCAGCGGTAACATACAGTCAGCTTACCAATGCTGACTATCAGCCACTCAATGTGGCCAGGCACATAGCAGTCAATGTGCCTGCTCCAATCATCTCGTTTGTGAATACTGAGGGAGTAGGTTCTTACACTACCTCAGATGCAGGCGAGCAAACATTCCTTAATGCGCTTATCGTGTCGCATCCTACGCTGCTTAAAGTAGCCACATAAACGAGTATTACTATGCCAAACATCGAGATGCAGCCTATCCCTCCTGTGACATTTAAGCAGCTTGAGGGAGCTGGCTCAGTGCCTCTTAACTTGGCTGTGCAAATAGGGGAGCACCAAGTACTGATGGTAAACTTCAATGCTGAAGGGTACTTCACTACTGATGATGCACGGCTGGCCAAGGAACTTCTGCGTAGTTGGAGTCGCCACTGTGCTGAAGCTCACTTCGAAGATGTGCAGGTAACGCAGCGAGTGGAGACAAAGCCAACGCATCCAGTGCAGCCTGCCAAGGTGGATCGTGTAGTAACAGCACGTGCTGTGCAGCCAGGTTAAGCAAGGAACGTAGAGTAGCATATGGGTACCTTTCTGGAAGCACAGACAGCAGTAGCTACACTAACTCGTCGTGGGGCTGATAAGGCTGACTTCATTAAGCAGAAAATCAATTCTACTGTGCGATTTATTTCTGCTACAGGAAGGTATCCAGCTGATCTCTCTGAGGTAACTTACACAGGGGCAGCAATTGTGGCTGCTAATCTTAGGCAGTCTCTTATTTTGCCTGAGCGCACAAGAGTCGTTGCCTATGTACAAGATCCAGCCAGGAATGAACGAATCAATGTAGAGGAAGTTGGCTACATTCTGGATCGTCCTCTTGCGTTGGATGTAGCTTATCAAGCAGGGAATGTATTGCAAGTGCGTATTGCAGAAGCGCCTACTACGCTAAACGTGGGTGTATATAGGTATCCTGCTATGCTTGTGGCTGATAACGATATCAATTGGATTTTGGCAGATTTGTTTGACCTTGTTACTGACTACACTGCTGCACATGTGCTTACTCTGCTTGGTGAAAAAGAGCTTGTGAGTTCTATCACACAGTTTGCTGGTTCGCAACTGCAAGTGTATGTGCAGGATCGGATCAATGCACTATATGGAAGATAAGGAAGCAGAGTAATGCCAAGCAATATTCCTCCCCAATACAGGCCGCCTAGGGCTACACTTGTGCCTATGGTATCGCGCAGGCAAAGGCAATGGATTGCTGCTTTGCAAACACAGGCACAGACTACTGGAGTGACTGCGGCAATCACTAATGACGCAGGCACTAAGGTGATTACAAACGATGCAGGGACGCATTACTTAACTTGGCAGGAGACAGTCTGATGGCTAATGAATTAGAGCCGCAAGGGCATAATGCTTGGGCTGCCAGTCTTCCTGCTGCGAGTGCGCTGACTGGATCAGAGCTACAAGTCGTGGTGCAGGGAGGTGCAAGTAAGCATACTTCAATATTTGCGGCTGTAATTGCTAAGCTTGCATCTGGTGTCTCTGTACTGCTTTCTTCCTATACGGTACCAATTACTGTGCTGGTAGCGAGCGGCAGTACAGTCACTGTTGCACTCGCTGGTGGAGTCTACAAGTGGCAACCAACGACCGGCACCAATATCACAACCTTCAATGTCACCATGCCACCGGCTGGACAAGTTGGCTATTGTTCTATCGACGTTGAGCAACCTAACCCTCCTATCACTATTGTGCTACCCGCTAGCCGTGGAGATGGATACTCGACAGCAATGGTAGAAACAACCGCTGGCTCACGCACTCGTATTGAACTATACACCAATGCATTTGGTGAGCTTGAGTGCCGTACTAGCATCTCGACAGCAGCATAGCCATGTTACGCCCTTATACTCCACGGCATCCTTTCAACCCACTCATGGTACTGCCTCGCACGGCTGGTGTACCTACGTGGTTTTACGATCCGTCTGACCTGTCAACGCTGTTCCAGGATAGCGCAGGGACGATACCTGTCACTGCGATGGAGCAGAGTGTTGGGCTTGTGCTGGATAAGACACCGCGTCCGCAGCCTGCGTCTACTGTTGAGTTGGTGACGAACGGTGGGTTTGATAGCGATACTTGGTGGACGAAAGGAAGTGGTTGGGCGATTAGTGGGGGATTGGCGGTAGCTAGTGCTGCGGAAGCAGCTATTTCTAAAAGCGGAATACTTGAAATTGGAAAATGCTACAAGGTTACATCGACGATCACTGTTATTTCTGGAACTGCAACGCTCCCGTATGATGGGGATGTAACTAACAGAGTAACAAAGACGGTATCAGGAACGTATACTTCTATATTTGTAGCTAAGACATATAACTTATATGCTTGTGTGCCAATTGGCCCTTTTACTGGAACAGTAGACAACGTATCCGTCATCGAATACAACGGCTACAGCAGAGACCCAGTAAGCAAGCTGGTGGTTGGGCCTGAGTTGGTTGTGAATGGGACGTTTGATAATGATAGTAATTGGAACAAAACTCTTGGCTGGTCTATAGCGAATGGTACCGCTGTTGGAACAGCAGCGTCGGATTACGTTCTGTATCAGAACATTAATCATTCTGTAGGCAAATCTTATTTAGTTTCGTTTGACGTAGTATCTATTTCCGCTGGGTCTTTAGCTTATGTATACTTAGGGACGAATATTTTCGCTAATAGACTTTTTACTACGGGGATAACGGTAGCAAAAAGATACACTGGAATAGTAACTCCAACAGCTTTGGGTAACTTTGCGTTTTATCCGACTGGATCATTTACAGGAACCATAGATAACTTATCGATCCGCGAACTCCCCGGCAACCACCTGATCCAGCCCGACGCAGCCAAGCGGCCCAAGGTAAGTTCGTTGGTGAATATGCTGACGAAGACTGAGGACTTTGCGGATGCTGCTTGGACAAAATTACA